TCTTGATACATGTAGAGAGAGATTTTTTTCTCTAATCTCTCATCGGTGTATGGTATGGATGGTGCACTTTCATTAAGAATAAATCTTCTCCATTCATTCAATATCTTTTTCATTAATATGTATACCTGCCATAGAGATAAGGAGCAAACATGTTCTTTTGAAGGATTGAGCCTTTTTCTTCTTCATGTGGAACCTCACCAAGTTCTGTTGCGTGTTCATCATCTGGGTTTAAGAGCGCATCATCCATTAATTCATCATGTGAATCTGCGTATTCCATCATTGGCTTTTCGCCTTTCATCCATTCTGCAATATTTACCAAAGAAGATTTCAAAGGGTCATATTTCTTAGATTCTAGAATACTAGCTTCCATGGAACCATATACATTGCCACCTTGAACCGAGTCATAGGCAATTATGCCCTTCTTGCGGAGAAACTCAAACATACGAGATTCTGCGCCATAAACACTGTCAGTTAACATATCTTTGGCGAAAGCAACAATTTTTTTCTTTTCTTGCATTAAAATGATATCAATATCTTTGTGATCAAAAATCATAATATCTCCATTCAATGCTTCTCTAGCATTTAGCTCAAAAACATATGGCTTGACTCTAGAGTTTGTAATCTTGACACCAATAGTTGGCTTGATATCAACTCCGACATTAGTATCCACAAGTTCTTGTTGGCCATCTGGCTTTATTATGTTAACGCTAACGGACATTCTATAATTCCCCCATCAAATCTTGAATAAAGAATAATTTTTTTACCATGTTCTCGTCAAGAGGACGCTTGGTAAAATCTTCAAGAATAACGGAAACTTTAGAGAGTTTTTCGTGTCGTTCTTCTCCGAGGACACCCTTACCCTCGGAAAGTTTTTGAGAGAGTTGTAGCTTCAAATTTCCCACTTCCTCGTTAATAAATGACTTAAGTCCGAGGCCATTGTCGGAGAACGATGTGATATAATTTGTAAGAAGCGATTTTTGGTTCTCTTTAAGAGAATTTTTGTAAGTATCATTGAATTTGCCAACAAAAGTTTTGTAAGTAAGATTATCAATGTGCTTCATTTCTTTTTCTTCTTTAACAGAAGGAACCAAAAGAGATTTAACATTTGTCTCAATTATAAGGCGGCTTTTTGCATTTGACTTTGTGTCTTGGAACCAAGAGCCAACTGTTGCAATGTCTTTGTAGTTTGGAACGAAGTTATTGAAAACACTAGCGCCGAGTTGTTGATTAATCTGAGAAATCAATTTTGTTTGCGCATTGAAGACCGATTTACGATCTATAGAGTTGTAATCCTTCTTTGTCTCAACGAGAAAACGATCTGTGAAGTCTTTCGTCATCTTATCCTTATTCTCTAGAATAGATTTGTATAGATCAAGGTCTTCATTCAAAGGAGATCCTTTTCTAAAGCTTTCCTTGATTAATGTTATAATTGTTTTCTTCTTTGCTTCTTCTTGACGGACAACTGCTTTCGTTAGTTCCTTCACAAGAGATTCGTAAAGAAAAGCGGTATTTCTTTTCTTATTGTGTTTCATCTGTTTTCACCTTTTTTAGTAGACTTTCAATCAAGTTATCAACTTGCTTTGATGTTTTAAATAGTTTTTCTTCTTCTATTTGGCTGTTTCTTTTACTCTCAGTAATTCCACGCGCTAAAGAGTCTAGGCCACCAAATCCGGATTTTCCTTGAAAGGTTGTTCGATAAGTATTTCCATATTCTCCGGTTGCTTGGTTTTTCATTTGCTTAGAGCGCCCGCCTTTTGAATAAGAGGTTTGATGTCGTTTGTACTTGCCTCTCTTATAAGTCGGCTCATCGTCGCGTTTAGCAGGGGGCTCAGCTAGGAGAACATCATCATTTTGATCACCCCCTTCGGCACCAGGGCTCTCGTCCCCAGCAGCCTGATCTCCAGCATCACCGCCCAAATCTAAACCGCCGCCAGCATCGTCTCCACCTAAATCAAGACCTCCACCGGCATCGTCTCCACCGCCAAGATCACCAAGGCCACCGCCTCCACCATCTCCACCCCCAGCACCGGCTGTTGCTGCTGCTTCTAGGTTTGCGGCAAATTTCTTATCATAAAACATTTCGCGTTGCATTCGTACGAACTCTTCGTCTGATAAACCAAAGAGGTTTTCAGCAACCCATCGTTTTGAGAAATATCCTTCCGTAGCATTTGCAGCAACAGAGAATTTCTTATCCCAATGTTCAAGTTCTTGCAATTCAGCAATCTTTGATGGGTTGTTTAATTGTAATTTAAATGATAAAAGATCATCGTTTCTAAATCCCATGGTGAATAAGTGAATAATGCCTACTTTTTCTAGTTCAGAAATCACAACTCTCTGTAATCTTTGGATTGTTCTTGCGAAACGAATGTCTTTTTGAGCAAGTGTTGTTTTGTCCTCTGTGGCTCCTTCTCCCATTGTAAGATAGGATTGTGGAACCTTTAGAGCAGAGAACAACTTGTCTCGTAAATACTTAACATCTTCGATGGTAGCAGTCATTGCGCCACCAGGAAGATTTTCTATACTTGTGTTTGATGTTCCACGAATAGGAATATAATAATCTTCTTCAATTGACAAAGGATTGTAACGAAGGTCAAGTCGTCCAGTCGTTGGATCTGTTACTTGGTGTCGCTTCATTTGTGTCATAACTTTCTGCATGTATTGTTCTACATCTTGTGGTGGAATGTTACCAACATCAATTTTAAAAACTCGTCTCTCTGGAGCACGGACGATTCGGTAAGCCATCATTGCGTCTTCTAGAAGTGTAAGTTGTCTCCAAATTCTACGAGCAGGCTCCAAAACAGATGTTCCATAAGGAGCATGCTTGTCGTTACCAAGAATACGAAAATGAGCCATTTGCCAGTTTTCCAAAGTCATACCAGCAGAATTCCACTGATACTGAACATAATTTGGATTTGTTTCGTCTTCACCTTCCAAACGCTCAATTTCTTGAGGAGGAAGACCGATGCATGCACGAATTCCCATTGATTCTTCAATATCTAGATAGAGGAAAAGATCTCCGTATTTACACATAGTTCTAGACCAGCCAAACAGATTATGTTCAATGTTGAGAACGTTATGATAAAGATTATGAAGAATTGTTTTGATCTCGTCATTTGGACACTTAATTCTAAGCATAGGCTGAAGAGAGGAGTGTGTTGTCATCTCATCTGCATAAATATCCAACGAGGAAGCACACTCTGGTGTATATTCCATTTGATCAAAATCAACGTAACGCTCAGCACGATTTCTGTTTGAAATCATGTTAACCGTCATAATATTCATTGGGTTGTATTCTTGCTTCTTGAATTGCTTACCAGAAGCGCTTCTAAAGCGAGATGAATATACATCCAACTGGCGTCTTCTCAGCTGGCGCCCTTGCTGTGTTCTTCTCTGTGTTATAGGTCCTGAGAATAGTTTTGTTAAAGACTTAAAAAGTCCGTTCTCTTCATTATAGGGATTCTTCCCTAAATTTCTTTTTTTTCTAGCCATTTATTATCCTTTGAATATCCAAGCAAATTCTTTTCTATTGTTTAATTGTTCTTTATATTTAGTTTCAAAGTCCTGATTATACCCATCTTGTCCTTTTATCGCTGTGTTCATTATGTTCTTTTTCATGTACATTCCATCAATTAGGGCTTTATTGTATTCTTTATCTTTCTCGGAAACTTCCAAAGCAGTGTCTCTAACCCAACACATAATCGAAAGACACATAATAATATCGTCATGATAAGATCTCATTGCTTGTGGTTTTCCATTGTTCCAAACAAACGTTCTGAATTCGTCAAATGCGCGAGAAGATCTGATCTTTATTATTTTATTTCTAATAAACTCTTCAAGTTTTGCGACGATCAAAGGGCGAGTCTTTGTTGAGGTTGTGAACCCTCCAACAGCGTTGGTCATAAATTGCCCTTGAGATGCATCTATAAATTCATGAGTGCCTTTAATTGAGTAATAAAGATTATCGTAACCGAGAGTAACTAGTTTTTCGAAAACCGAAATGCCAATTCCATTATTTTCTACAACTAGAAGACATTTGCCGTACTCCATTCCTGCCGAGTAAAGCATTTGCGAATACATATCTAAGGTTGGCTTTCCTTGATACTCAGCAACGATTTCCATTGTTGCTACATTAAGCACATGAAAAACAGAGTTATCAGCCCCATCGCCTCTAGCAACATCGGCAACGAGCAAATAAGAGCTGCCCTCTTGGTACTTTTCCCATATCCAAAAATTTCTATCATATCCTGTCCTATAAGTTGGTTCTACAATTTGTTCTTGTAACCATGCAATGTCATCAGGGTGAATAACAGTATCACCCGAAGTATTGAAGTTACACTCTAATTCTTGTGCGATTTGTCGGCGAGACATATTTTTTGTCTCTTTCTTAAACCACTCTTGATCTCTTTCCGGATGAACATCCCATGGCAAGTTAACCGGCTTAAAGTCTGAGTCTCCGTTGTCTGCTGAGACGTATGTCTTGTGAAACCAGTTTCCTACGCCATTTGGAGTAGATAGTGCGATACAGCGTCCACCCGTTGATAGTGTAGGATAAAGACCAGTCCACAAATCATCAAGTCCGTCAATGTGAGCAGCCTCGTCAATAATAAGAAGAGACAATGCTTCCGAACGACCAGCATCTCCAGAGGTCGATGCGGCTTTAATCTGCGAGCCATTGGAGAGTTCAAATGACGTTCTGTTGTCAACTTTAATCTTGGAGACTCTCATCCAGTCTGGAAGGTACTGCATAATGTTTTTTACTTTCTTAACAAGGTTTGCTGCTGTCTGAAACTTGGTTGCGATCACAAGAATGTTCTTGTCTCGGTGAAACAACATAAACCAAACAGCATAAGCAGCGGAGATCGTTGAAATCCCAAGCTGTCTTGCTTTTAAGATGACAGTAAAACGAAAATCATTGAAGTCGTTGATCAAATCATCTTGATAAGGATAAGTCTTAAAAGGAATAAGTCCGTGCATAGGATGCGAAATACGACAGTAATTATTTATGAAGTATTGCGGATCTTTGCCGGACTTAACAATTTCTTTTATTATGTCTTTCTTTGAAAGAGAGAAGGCCATTATTGCTTCTCGTTGTCACCTTTCTTGATGAACTCATTGTTTGGGCGCTTTGCGGCCTTGAAATTTTCAATAAACTTTCGTGTGATTGCTCTGCTGTCTTCAACTGCAGGATCAAGAATTGGTTCTTCTTTAACTCCACTGATTTTATAGTGCTGATAAGCTTGAACGAATGTGCGAACACGAGATGTTGATTGAACCATAACTTTAACCTCGCCATCTTTAGTAAGAGTGACTGAGTTACCTGTTATTGCTTTATATTCTTTTTGGAGAAACTTTTTAATCTCATTAAGTTGTCTCTCAATGTCTTGCTCAAATTTACCAGCATAAACTTCTTTAAGACGAACATCGGATTGGTAGTTTATGCAAATTTTATTTCCGTAAAACTTAACAGAAAAACCATCGTTAACTCTTTTGTCTGTGATTGGGTGCCCTTCTTCTCGACGCAAACCGACTTGACGAGCTTGACCATCAAGAGAGTATCTTTCGTCGTGTGCTCCATCATAAGCATTTGCAGCGGCTTGTGACAAGCCTTGAATAATTTCTAGTGTTGTTGAACTCATTTGTTTGGTCTCCATCCTGTTTTCCAGCGTTCTTCGCGTCCTTCAACCCATTGAATGTAACATTTTTCACAACAATCAAACTTGGACATATACACATCATCGTTAGATTTAAATGAATAAACATTACATACAGGACAAGAACGTTTAGAATTCTTTGTAATTAGTTTCTTTGGGATAAAAACCCCATTTATCTCATCTTCGTCATTCATCCCAGACTCTTCGTATTTATAAAAGTCTTTGAGTTCCGCGAGATATTCTTTTTCTTTTTCGTCATCCCATCCTTTCTTGGGATGTTGAACGGCTTCTTCACCGTATTTCTTCGCAATTGCTTTTTCTATTTTAATTGCGTAGTTTGGATCTTTACTTTTCATAATCCCACCTATCGACATTTCCTAAGTTTTCTCCATCGCCCTCATGTGTTATTCTTTCCGGTGAATCAGAATCTTTGTAAACTTTCATCCAATACGGAATCTCAAGATCTTTTGGACATAGAGAATTATCTAAAAATCTCATTTTGTTATTTGGTCCGCATATTAAAGCACCGGTATTGTCATCAAAAAAATAAGTTTTCGTTTTGTGTTCATGCCACACTTCAGATTGTCCATAATCGGTCATGGTTCTCGGTCTCTGTGGATCACACGTCCAAAGATATTTGCCTTCCCATTTGTGCCCTGTTCTGCTAGACATCTCAACATCCATGCCACGAAGACCTTGAATTTGTGTAAGCTGCCAGTAATCTGAGAGACTATCCCACCATGCTACGTCATTCATTTTAATAATTTTGTCTGGTGTTTCTGATCTGTTAAATATAGCACATTGGTCAACCTTATCATAAAGAGCTCCCATAGAAGGAAGATACACTACATATAAAGGAGCTCTAGCTCTTATAAATCTAATAGCATATAGAACTCCAAATACAGTTTCATTTTTTCCATAGTTTGGGTTTCCTGATAAGAATGACTTTTTAACATAACATTCTGTGTAAGGGGTTGATACAATCATTGTGTAATTCCGGGTTTAACTGCGTACATAATGGCAATTGACATTCCAGCTCCAATAACGAAGCCACCAACAACAGGCAAAACATTATTTGTTGGTTTCAATTGCTTTATATGTTCGTCTTGTAATATAATTAGTTCGTTAAGCTTCTTGATCTCTGCGTCTGTCTGAACTTTTAAAACATCGTAGCGATACTTCTCTTCTATTCTCAGATTGTTAAGTTGAAATTCTGTCTTGGCTTCGCACATCAAGTCTTTCGTGGCGGCATCTTCAACAAGAATTCTCATTGCAGATTCATTCAAAAGGCGACCATCCCATGGAACAGTCTCACCAGTTTTCATTTCTTTGTATTTTGGCTCTTCCGCAAAGAGAAGAGGTAACAGAAAAATCATTCTTCTTTCTCAATACCTTTTGACTTTAAGAAGTCATCGGTGTTAACCTTCTTTGCGTCCTCTAAAATCTTTGCCTTTTTTTCTTCAAATTGTAGAATGTTTTCACTAGTAGAAGCGTCTTTGTCTTCCACAAGGTCTCCGAGGTCCTCCACCAACTCTTGGCGCTGTTCTTTCTCTAAATCTTTCCATTTCTCATAGAATTTTACTTGTTGTTGTTTAGCATCTTTTGACCGACCAAGAAGGTAAAAAGCAATGGCCGTGACAAGCATCACGATCCATTGCCAATATTTGACGACAAAGTTCTTAGTTTTTGTCCACCAAAACATTACATACCTTTCCAAACTTTAGCTACATCTATAGCGGATTGGCCACCGATATACATAGAAGCAATCATTGCCCAAGTATCAGGGTCAAGTCCGGACCAGATAAGAAGTCCAGTTGCGCACATAAACACAAGAAGTTTACGGGAAACCGCTTTACTTAGAACAGCATCCAAAGCACCGCCTTTTACATGTGTACATTCTTGATCGCAGTCATGCTCATGACATTTACAATCACAATCCTCACAGCAATCACACTTTTGTTTTTCGTTTTCCATCTTATTTCTCCTTAAGTAATAATCAATAGATTTTAATTAATTAGTTTACTGTTGATTAAACTTAGTAATTAGATTTCTTTTGCTTTATTCTTCCCACTGTTGATAACGAGCCACCTATTTATAGTAAATGAACTTAAATAGGTGGCTCGTCAAGAAAAAGAAGGTTAGATAGAAACTTTTGCGTATCCGTCAACTTTGTCGATTTCTACGGTCATGTCAACTACATCCTTCAAAGCATCTAAGTGAGAGATAAGAATCACAGTTTTGAATTGATTCTTAACCATTTGGAGCAACCTTACAAACCCCTCCATATGCTCAGCGTCCAATGCTGTCGCGGGCTCATCCATCACAAAAATTTCCGATTTTGGCAAATTGGTTATTGCAATCATCGCTAGACGGATAGCCATTGAAGCAATTGTCTTTTCTGCTCCTGATCCCATAGATAATGGTCGCGGTGCATAGTTCGGATGTTTAATTGAGATTTCAAGCTTATTGGCTGTGTTCTCAAAGAATACTTCAAACTCAACAATGTTAGCTAAGATCTTCGCAATCTCTTGATTGATAATCGGCAACTTCTGCTGAATGATCTCATATGAAATTCCATTGGGATGCATGCAAGTTGTGTAGATATCATAGGCACGATACTCGTTCATAACATCTTTATATTCGTTCTTCTCCTCATAGATGGAGCGAATCATTTCTTTTGTTGTTGCTTCTTCAATAAGATACTCTTTGGTAAGATCATCACACTTCTTAAGAAGAGATTTATTTTCTTTAATCTTATTCTCAACAGCTTTGCGTTCTCCGAACAATTGTTCTTTGTTCTCAATAGCTACACGATTATCTTCATAATCTTTTGCTTTTGCTTCCAACGCATCAATTTCATTTGATAACAAAGAGATTGTTGCTTCGTTCTTACCAATTGACATCTTGCTTCTCTCAATGTTCAGACAAGCGGCGTCATATTCTTCGTTAAGTTCCTTAAACTTCTCAATGTTTCTTTCTATAGAATCAATTCCATAATCTTCAAACTTAAGCTTCGCAGCATCCAATGAGTCACCAAGATCAGCTAAAAGACTCATATTATGGGGCAATTCTTCTTTTGCTTTTTCTGCTTGTTTAACAAACTCATTATCACAACAAAAGCTACAGTTTGGATCATATTCGTGATCATGAAGCATTGAGGCTGTTTTGTCTAAATTCATGACAAGGGTTTTCTGTGCACGAAGCTGTCGGGCAAAGTCTTTCATAATTTCTTCTTGGGCTTTTGCTTCCTTTTTAAGCTGCTGAAGACGTTCTAAGTTATCATAGTCAAGCTCTTTCACGTGAATATCTAAATATTTGTCAAGCTTTTCTATGTTATCTTGAGAAGCAAGATTTTGAGAAAGCAGTTTGGTTTTTTTAACTCTCTTGAAGGCAATCTCCTTCTGAACGGCAAGGATGTCGATAATCTCCGCAGGAATTGCACTGATTGTTTCGTTAATGTCCGCAAGCTCAGCTTGATGCTTTTCAATTGAACATGTGTAAAGATTACATTTGTCTATTTGTTCATCAATGTCGCGCTGAATATCTTGAAGAAGATCATTCTTTTTCATTATTTGCTCTTCAAACTTCTTGCTTTCCATTCGCTTAATAACTCCACGAAGGTCAGCAGCGTCTTTACGAGCCAACTTATACTTCTGGTCGAAGATTTGTAAGTCCAAAAATTTCGCTATAATCTCTTTTCTCTTGGTAGAGCCTTCTCTGAGGAAAGACATGGAGTCCATTTGAGAAGCCATAGAAGTTAAAAGGAAGTCGTCAATCGTTCCAAAGTGCTTACGAATGTTTGCATCAGTCTCATTACGAGTTGTGCCGTTTTTACTCTCTAAAACTCCGCCTGTTGTTTTAGTAAAGTCAAGGTCCACCTTCGCTTCATAAGTCTCTTTACCTTTCAATTTCTTAGTGTATTTGTTAAGATTTCGGGTAATCTCAAAAGAGTCATGTCCAGCTTCTAATTTTATCTTGCATTTTGCGAAGTCTTTGTTTTGGTTGATGATGTGGACGTTTTTTCGCTCTCCTTTAGAAGTCGTGTTAAAAAGATTATATAACACACTGTCGATAATAGAAGACTTTCCTGAATAATTCTTACCGAAGATTCCGACAAGTCCGGATAGCTTTTCAAAATTAACTTTATTCTTTTCACCGTAGTTGAAGAGGTTATCCCACTGAATCTCTTTAATTTTCCAAATAACATTTCGTGATATCTCCTCTGTCTCTTCGACTGTTTGATTATATTTTTTATTTAACTCAAGAATCTTAGCCATAACCTCGTCGGTCATGTCAAGGTCTTTGCAGTATTCTCGGATATACTTCTCTTGGATTGTTATATCTCGCAGGTTTTCTGCACCAACAGCTTTACCCAAGAGAGAAGTTGTGGAAGAATTTGTCGTGCCGTTGTTAACAAAAGACACAGAATATGGACTCCACTTCTTTTGACAGTAGTCACACGCAGCTTTCAATTTCATTGGAGAAATATTAGCAGACGCACGAATCCTAAGACGGCACCCTTTGGGCACAATAGTGTTGGGAACTTGTCCAGTTGATGTAAGGTCAATCGTAATGAATGGTCGTGGATTTGCAATTGAAATGTGCTGACAATCCCAATCAAACTTGTCACGAATGTTCCACATAAGGAAGCCTTTGTTGATAGATTCTCCGAAGTTTTGTTGAACTGTGGAGCCTGCGTATCTCACTCTTCCTTTGAGATCCATCTTTTGTTGCTTGTGAATATCACCAAGCAAAGCAAAGTCAAAATCTTTAAAAATATCCAAAGAGTCTTCGCCCTCTTGAATAACGAACCCTTGTGAAGTTTGACATCCATGAATAGAGCCATGATAAAGAGCGATGTTAATAGAGTCTCCATCAGTCGGCTTAATCCAATTTTCTCTATCAAAGACCGATAGAACGTTGAGAGTGATTTCATCATTTACTTTTGTCTCTCCGGAGTTTTTAAGTAGAATTATATTATTGTGTTCAAGAGCATCTATAATAGGTGTGATTGCATCTTGTCTTGTATCATTCTTTAGGTTACCGTCGTGGTTTCCTAATATAATATAAGTAGGAGCGATGTCGCCAAGATTCTGCAAAAAACTTGCGCACATTTGGAAAAACTCGGGTGATAATTGAGTTTTAGTGTGAGCTATGTCTCCTGTGTGTACAATAATGTCCGGAGACATTTGTCGTAATTTTCTGTAAAGATCATCAAATGCGATCTTATACTCGTAGTGATATTTCAAGTTACGAATATGCGTGTCTGATATATGTGCTATTTTCATATTTCCTCCTCATGATTAGCATATTATTAATATAACATATCCTCCGGGTTTGTCAAGTATTTTCTTCTATTTATTAAGATACAGGACTTGGGAGGGTTTAATGTGGAATTTATTATTATTGGTATGTGTATTGTTGTAGTCTTTACTGGCTATGAGCTGTTTGAGGGCATCTTTGCCAGTGGCGCTTTTAACGGAGATGATGAAGAGATTTTTGCTCCAATTGCGGTCTTTTCTCTTCTTGCTTTTGTTGCCGGTCTTTCATATTTTGGATAATTGGTTATAAAAGTTTATTTCATCAAGATCTGGTTCGGTGGCCTGAGACATTCTAGAAAGAAACTGTTCTCTGGTCATTGAACCTACGTCTTCTACATTTGCTGTATCAATGACTTTGATATCAACATCATATCTGAAAAGAGTCTTAATCATAAAGTCTTGTTTCTTTTTGGCGTCCTCATCTAATGCTAGATAGACCGGCGAGTCGTTGAGGACGATGCCTTGAAACAGTTTGCTTTCTTCTCGCAATGTTGATCCAAGGATTGGAATGGCGTTCTGTCCGGCTATTATTGCATCAAACAAGCCCTCAACTAAAATAATTGGCTCATCCCAATCAACAAACAGCTCATTGAACACAACATTTTTACTGATTGGTGGATTGAGATACTTCATTCTGTGGCCTACGAAAGATCTTGCGATGAAGTAATTGAGATTGCCGGCATTGTTAAACGATGGAACAATAATTCTTCCGCTATACCTTCCTTCCGTGCAGTAGCCGATCTTCCACATCAAAATCTCTTTCTTGGTTATTCCTCTATCATATAAATAATCTAAAGGTCTCTGGGAAGAAATCGGAAGGTGTTTGTTGCACAGCGACACAAAACTCGGTGGAAGCTCGGTGACTTGTTCAATCTCCTCATCATTCATCTCCATAAACATCTTATCGAATTCTGATAGATCCAAACGACCATCAAGCTCAAGCCATTTCTGCTTCTGTTGGTAGGTTCCAAACTTGCGAACAAGTCTGTAGATGTTCTTGCCTCTTGTGTCACAAACCCAACACTTAAATGCATTGATGCCGAAATTCACCGACATCTTCTTTTTATGATGGCCGCAAAATGGACAAGCAAACAAAAACTCACTTGATGATTGGCGATAGCCTCCGAGAATATCTCTTATAATTCTTAATTTTTCTTCCATGTTTTCTCCCCTCATTTACAATATAACATGCGAGGAGATTTTGTCAAGTTTTTTCTTTATAACTTTTAAACACTTGAAGCGTCTTCTTTGCATATTCAAAGCGTTTGATGGTACTGATTAGGGATTCTGCTACCCAACTTGCTGCTTGGAAAATTTTATATGCAATCGCCATCCACCCTAAAGCGCCAGATGAAGCAGCAAAAGCGGCTTTTCCGTAAAGTTGTGCTGCTAAATTTGGAAATGTATTGGTAAAATAATTTTGTATCTTATTAAAGATTTCAGGCTTTACGTTTTCTATAAATTTACTGATGGGATTAGCAGCATCAATTTTTTTACCAACTATTTCTCCTATGGCGCCCTCTGCATAACTCCATAATAGAGTTATGCCTATATAAGAAACTGCCGCCTTCCAACCAGATAAAGAAATGGCTTCTTCAATTTTCGTTTGTATATCTTCTATTTTTGTCGCAAACTTATCCATGTTTAAATCTTTTAGTTTTTTTATAAAAGATTTAAGCGTTTTCTTAATTGGTCTGATTCCCTTTTTCTTGATAGCCTGTATAAATACGCCGATTTCTTTTGGATTTGTGACAACGCTCCAAATAGTTTTAAACAGATCTCCAAGATCTCCAAATTTCTTAAAAGCTTCTTCTTTAAAAGATTCTATTTTATCGCCAACAAAATTTGCTATTTTACTAAAAAAGTTCTCCAACAATAATTGTTCTTGCAAGATATCTTTTCTTAAACTTTCTGATATGAAGTATTTACCCTCTACTAAGGGAATTTTTATACCTAAAACATTTTGAGCATATAATGGATCTAGAGGATCTGTAGATCTTCTCCAGTTTTCCATTATTAACTTCATGTCATTTTTCATTTAGTAATTCCATTCCTGCTAATGCAATGACAACTGCATCCGCTTTGTCATCTGTTCCCGGACGAGGATTACCATAATTAGTGTATTCAACAATAAAATCTTTTGGATAATTCTTCTCTACCCATTCAATAACTCTTTTCTTTGTGTTCTCGCCACGTTTGATTTTGAGACCAACTGACTTTCTTGCTTTGTTTGCTGGAATAAGAACTGGGTTTTGTTTGAAGACTCTCTTAACAGCAAAAGAGCACATACCATTGAACCTCTGAAGTTTAGCCATTGTACCAGCAGTAGTTCTACCACCACCGAACATTGAAAAAGGCTCTTCAATGAATATCTCTTTAATTTCATATTTATTCTTTAATGTAATCATAAACAAATAGAATATCTCTGCTCTATCTTCTAAAGCTAAAGGTTTTAACTTCATTACATCACATTCAATTAATTTCTTATTATTATCTATAATTGAATAACCTATTTTGCTTGTACTTAAATCTAAACCTAATATCATATAAACTCCTATTATATAATATAACATGTTCTCAGCAAGTTGTCAAGTAAATATTACTATTTTTTACTTTATCTTGCAAGACCAGCAGTGGTTTTAACCATTTCCTGCTGTGCTTTGTCTAGACTCATAAACAGTGGATTTTCCAGAACAGTTTTGGCCATTTGTATAGCACTATCAGGATTCTGTGTGTCAAGCGCTGTTTGCATTTGGGCTAATTGCATTTTTATGTTTCCACCTTTCATTGTTTTAGAACCAGCTTTTGGGCTTTTAGTCTTGGATTTTGCTCCGGATGCTACTGCGGCTATTTGCTGAGTGCCTAATCTAAAATCAGATGAACTATACTTATTGTCCGCATCAACTATTCCGGACTCTATGTCTGCTTTCATAACTTTCAGCATACTTTGTGGGAACTCTCCGTCTAAATTTCCATCTCTATCATAATCAAGGGTTTGTTCTAAAGAATTTGGCGTAAATGTGCTACCATCAATTGTAATAGTTTCAGCACCACCGGCAAATAAAAAGGCTAAGGCTGCAGCCATTGCACCTTCGTCAAGTTGTTCTTTTTCATTCATAACATTTTGTAATTCTTCTTTAATAAGTCGTCTTATTTGTTGTGTTGTGATTTTCATTTTAATTCCTCTTTTGTTTTAAATAGTTTATATATCAAGCTTCAACTTAAATGTATATTGTTTCTCTTCAGTCTTGCGAACAGGAGTTGCAACTTTTGCTATTCCAATTAAATTCTTGTCTTCATCATAAAGAGCAATCTTGGATATATAAGTTGTTTTAACAAAGTCAGGCTCAACATCTAGGAACTGCGAATGAACAACATTCTTTATTTTCTTTGGTTGTTCCATATATTGAATTGAGCCGGTTGAAACCCCTTGGGTCTCAGAAGCATCTAGGTAAGTTGGATTGTTAGAGTGATTAAGTTCTCCATAAGGAGCTGTTGCAAACATCGTCATTGTTTGTGTATGTGTGGTGCCCTGATAGTCTATCGCAAATGAAGCAGAGAGAGTTGTGAGTGTCGGAGAATTACCATCGTTTGCTCCATAGTTAAAATGAATCCACTTGGATGGACCGTTTGCGTCTGTCTGTATGGTTTCTGCGTTGAGATTCCAAGATCCTGTGAGAAGAAGAAATCCTTCTCTATATAAAGCTACACCAGCAACAGAACCAGAACCAGTAGAACCTTCCGGTCCAACTTGAACCAATTCACCGTTATAGTTCTTATCTTGTAGTTCTCCGACCAATGTCCCTGTGACATAATATTTTAATGAGATTGTGCCTTTCTTTATCTTTGATCCATAAAAGATTGATGGTATAGAGATCAAATTTATTGTTTGAGAAGACTTGTCTCCAAAAGAAGATGAATATTGATAATGTGGAGACAAATAATTGTAATGATTTAAAGTATTCTGCAGTGCATTAATTCTAGTTCTTGTTGCTGTGCTATAATAATCTCGTGATATACTTGCCGAAAGGCTGTATGATCCAGTGGATGTTTCACCAAACAACAACGTTGCATTATACAATTGCTTTGATATAGTTTTGAGTGTATCTCTATGTCCATCTTTAATTATAAAGGGATATATAAGATTACCCGCTGGGCGATCTATATTGTATTCATAGAGTGAAACGAACCCTTTAGGTACGCCAAGATTGTTAACTGTATTTGCACCGGATAAATGAGGCATATCGTTTATATAGATAGATCCACTTTGCGTATAAAACCTATATTGTGGATATGCTTCTATTGTATTGGTGAAGAGATCGTCTTCGTCAAACTTGTAAAATGACATGACTTCCTCCTAGTAGTCTAGGCGGACTCTGATAGTGAACTCTGTATCTGAGGATTTCTTAAGTGGCTCACTAAGCTTTGCAGTTGCTAATAGCTCATTATTATCATTATAAAGTCCAACAGAAGTAATATAAGAAACAGGAAGATCAGAAGATTGAGTTTTCACTCGGATCTTACTTCCGGAAAGGTAAGTTGGGTTTGTTGAATAATTGTATTCGTTGTGATTGATACGACAGAAGTATACAGAAGAATTAAGCTCAACTGTGTTGTTGAATTGTACATTGTAAATTCTATTTCTCAATGAATCAGCTATAACTTCGTTTGTGGAACCGGTTACAATGTCAAGTCCGCTGTATCCACCGGCTGATAGAAGTCTGGTGGAGTCGGTGTTTGTAGTATTTAAGATACCACCCTTCGCAGCATCATGAAAAACTGATCCTGAAATTACAGCAACTCCGGCTTGATAAAATAAAAGCCCTACAGCATAATATTGATTAGCAGCTAAAACAGCATTGCTACCAAAACTTTGAGTGGCATATAGAACCCCATATTCCCCAACTGGTGAATTAACCAAATAACCATTAGATCCACTAAGATCTGTTAATTTGATTCGTCTAGTGAAAACTACACCAGCCTGATCATAGTCACTGTTCACTCCTAGTTCCAGTTCAAAAGTGCCTTTTTTGATTTCGTCTTTAATCAATAGACGAGAAAAATTCATAAAGAACACATTGTCCAGTTTTGCACCACCGGCAAGAATGTTTCCGTCTTGGTCAAAGCGTTGTATAGAGCCGGTGTGATCATATCCAGCGAGAACCTGTGCCATTTGATTATAAATATTTAATTTTTTGGATTTTTGACTTGTAACGCTAGAGTAGAGACCAGATTGAGCACTAACACCAACTGTTAAATCAAAAATATGATTTGCAGAGGAACTTAGATAAGGATAATCATATACCGATTGAAACATGCCGTGAGCATAATTCTTGATATTGTTATCTGAATATGTTCCGGATACAATTGTACCGGTCAAAGGAATCGCTTCATGAAGAAGTGTCCTTGTGTTTGCGACATCCTTTCCGATGTCTAGTGATTTGTAAAAACTTTCAGCCATTATTTTCTCTCTATGAAATTGTTGATTTTGCGAAACGAACTGGGACATCTACAGAGTATCCTGTTTTCATTCCTGTGACTCGTACGATTGAGTCGATATGTTTAACTGCTTTCCCTTCAAGTGTAGAAGTTCCACCCAACTGTGAAAAAAGGAAGGTGCTAGTATTCAGATCAATTGAAGCAGCAATTTTAAACTCCAAGCGGGTTCCTCTAGGTCCAGCAATCGCTTCAGAAAGTCCAGCGCTCTCATCTGTGATTTGACTCACAAGCCCAACGTCTACTGTGTAGTATGCTATGTTGTCATCGTCAATATAATCTTCTGGGACCATATCTCCGTTAATTGTTGCAATCTTACCTAGGCGGTTATCAATCTGAATGATATAAGAATCCTCAATCAAATCCGGATCTAGACTCTCTTTTGGAGAAATTTCAGAAGAATCAACTCCTTGATCCAGACGAATTCTATTGTCTCCTGCAAGGGAAGATCCAAATATAACACCAGGAACCGGTTGTCCGGCATTATAACCTACAGAATATGCTGTAACATTGTCTGCAGTTCCTTCAGTCTCAGCATCAACTGCGACTATAAAGGCACCTGAAGTGTGCATTTTGGTAGAACTGTTAAGTTGGTTGATTTTAACAACCGGTAGATAAAGAAGATTCATAGAACCATAAGAAATCAATTTAGACTTAACAGACCCTGCGTTGTCTGTAAAAGCTTCAAGCACAGGAGTTTGTAGAATTTCTACATCATAATAAGCAGACCCACTAGCGTGAGTTGCATTGTAAAGTGTATAATTGATCTCATCATCTGCAAGAGCAAATTTTGAAATTTGAAATGACCCATCGCCCTTTGCGAGAAGTTTTCTTCCGTGATCTGTTAAAACAGCATCTAAAATAATATCGCCGCTATTGTCTAGAAAGCCCATATGTTTCTCCTAATAATATTCATAATAAATAGTTTGTCCTAAATATTGTCCTTGTTTAAATTGAATTTTACATTTAAATCCACAATTTTTCCTGTATCTTTTGACTTTACTCTGATTTTAAATTTTTTACCCCACACTTTATCTGTGGCGGTACCTAGAGGTATATCGTTGATTTTTTTCTTAAAAGTACTTAAGCCCTGTATGAAATCTGTCTGATCGTCTAAAACCTTTTGTTGAAATGCAGGTTTTATTTGCAGAAGATTTTTAAGCGTTTTATCTAGGAAAACCTCTTCTTTTTCCAATGTCACTACTCGGGACATGATTTTAGATCTTGAGGAATCTTTGATGAGTTCTACCTCGTACACTGGTGTGGGATTGGATGGTGTCCCTATTACATTAATCGCTCTGAACATGTAATAATATTTTTTATTCGGCAACAAGTTTTCTTTGAACACAATTGATGTAGAGCTTCGTTTGTTTCTCACATCTAATGTTTTTGCGTTTTCAAAGTCTCTATAAGACATCGGCATCTCGTCTAGACGAAATACTTCAAACTTTCCATCTTCTATAGAATATTCAAAATCTATTTTACCATCTACATCGGTTGGTATGTTTTCCATCGCAGGACTGTCTTGTTCTGTGACTTGTACAAAAGTCTCTTTTCTAGAATCATTGTTTAAATCTAAATATATTTTTATATAGTTTCCGGCGTTTGATTCATTTAAAAACTGAACGTGGGGTGGTAATGGAATCTTTGGCGATACTTTAATTGAAACTGTTTCAAAGTCAACTATGGCCATCTTGTAGGACGGAGAAGAAATAAAATCCACTTTAATACTATCTTGTTCTTCTCGTATGTTGTCGACACGTGTTAGTGAACCATAAATTATACTATAAACTTGGAGTTCATATCTATATGTTTTATCAAGTTTAATTTGGTAGTCCATATATTCTTTCCATTCTTCCTCAAACATCCAAAAAGTTTGGATGGGTAGGGTGTCGGTATCAACGAACTTCTGTATTTTATATATAATAAATTCCTTTGCACACTCTTCACTATTATAAATTTGTGTAAAGGTTTTAACCAATTCTGCTCTCTTTTCATTGAGATAATTTATAAGCAAGAACTTTTTAAAATTGTTAGTAACATAATTTGATGTTTTCTTATCAGTTCCCATGATGAGCTTATCAGATGTATCCAAGGTCAGTGGATTGTTGTTTACAATATCTAAAATATCTTGAACAGCGATCGTTGTTACACTTGTGGAATTGTTAACATTAAAACCGACGTTAACAGTTTGATTGTTTGATATCAAGCCGCCAAACATTTCTTCTTGAAACTTTATTTGCCTTAATAAACTCCCAATTACTTCATGTGTACCTTGGGAGTTTATTTGAATTCTATTATAATAACAAAACTCATTGAGAAACTTCTTGGCGCGTACCTTTTGAAACTCATTGCCAAATAAAATATTTCTCATTTTCACCACATCGGATTGTGGTCTGACTATGAGAGATTGTTGGTTATTTGCTATGTTTTGTATATAGCTCTTGGATATCGTATCCACAGCAATACTTTTTAGATTTTGAAATCTTTTGTTTTGTGCCTTAACATTCTCAATATAATAAAGGGGCAATTCTAGCTCTGATGCTTTTCTCGTTATGTTTTCATATTCATTTGAAGAGTAATTGAAAAAATTGTCCACATTCATATCTACGTTTAATGTTGTATTGTGATAAAGCTGCGTTCTATAATTTTCTAAAACAGAACGTAATTGTTGCTTCTGTTCTTCATTCTGTGGGCGCATTTCTAATTCGCTAACTATGCTCCCCTGGTTTGCTTGTCTTCTAGAAGAATAGTGTGATATTCCAAGGCTCTTAAGAAGACTCACAAGAGTGTTGGAATTAGAGTTTTTTAAATTAATTTTAGGCATTAGTAAGATCCGAATGAATTTGTATCAACACTGATTGGAACACCACTAGTATTTTGAGGTGCTGTGGGTGTTTGAGCGGCATCTGTTGTCTGCTGTATTTCTACAGTCATAGGTTGGTTTGTTTGTGTGACAATGTTAGAATTCATAAATTCATATGAGATATCTAGTGTATTATAATTAGGCTGATTATCAATTGTTTGAGCCGATGGCTTCACAGTCAAATTTATATCAGACATAATAAAAGAGGAATCTACAACAGAAACTTGGTTTTCACCTGTGATGTTAAACTTGTTGTTCGTATAGGACTGCAAAAAACAGATTACAGGTTTTGATGTTAATTGAAAGTTATTCAAAAGCATAGATTTATAGACCGGCCTATTCAAAAGAATATTATTGTTTTTGTCTTGCTCAAAGCCGTCTACATATACTAATTGCTGCACAGAGAAATTATTAAGTTCATAGTAGTTTTTTGTCTTTGGATTCGCCAATAAATCTGTTCCGGAAGTAACATAATCTGTTCTTGTTGCTGATGACTGTCCATTGATTACCGCTTTAAGTTGATTTGGTAGGTTTACTGCCTCGTCTCCCGATAGGAGTTTTGTGGCCGCTAAGGTTGCAGAAAATGTTCTATTGTTTTGATATCCCGTAAGTGCATTGTTCACTTTTTGACTTGATCCTGTTTTACTCTCAATAACATTGTAAGAATCAACAACATCTGTATAAGACACAAAGGATTGACCAGAGCCGATAATCTTAGAAGAATCCACAAATGCTTCACCAGTATCTTCTGCATCTTGCTGCGGAATTTTTGGCTCCTCTACAGCGATGGCGGGGGCTGTATTGCTGGGTGGGTTATCGAAGGGACTCACCTGTGGAGCAATGGCGCCCAAACCTGTGTTTAATGGATCAAAGGGATCATATGCTGTTCCACCCATCAATAATCTTGTCTGTCCTGTATGCATCAATGTTGGACCAAAAAAAGTAGTCTTGGTTGTTGATATATCGCTTAGGCCAACATTGGTATCCGTATCTAGATCTGGGCTATTTATTGTTGGGGTTCCAAGAAAATTATTCTCTGTTTCTTCGTTAGCTCTATTTTCTATATCAAATTTTGTAAAAATCTTCATAGAGGGACTGTTTGATTGGTCCATATACGCAAAACCAACAGCATTAGAAGCTGGTTCAACAATCTTGTCAAAAGTCTTATCAATTAAAATTCTGCTGGTTGTTTGATTCTTTGACATTATGCTTACTCTTTCTTTTTTAGAATAAGTTTTCTCTGCATCAAAGTCCAAGAATACCAAAAACTCACCATATAAATCCTCGTATTGCTTTTGAAAGTTCTTTATAGACCTTTGATTTGCTGTTTGAGTGTTCAATAAAGTAAACATTTTAAGAGATAATTTGCTTCTCTCGTTGTCCGTTAACTGATAAATATAAGAATAATAAGACACATAAGAGTTTACTAAAGATTGCACATCCACACCAGCAATAGTCAAGTCTCTACCTCTAGAGGCAAAAGAAGCATATCTTTTAATATCTGATAAATCTTGTTTCATTAACCTAGATATATTTGAGAGAAAAACATAAACAGGATCAGAAAACTGCAGATCTATTTTATATTTGTATTTGCCGGGGGTTTTCTCGGTCAATTCGTAATCATTAAATTGAAAGGTTCTTATTTCTTCACCATATTGAAAGAACAGTTCTTGAATCATAGCGATTTTTTTATAATCACTAAGCTGTTCTTTAAATATTTCATTTTTCTTTCTGTTGGGCTCGTTCGCGTCCGAGCGAAGCTCTGATTCAACAATGTCAAATGATCCATTACGCTCTAGTCTTGTGGAATTTCTAATCACCCCATTAATATCGTATGTTTTGATGATGTTTTTCTTTGAAAAAATATTCTGCGTAACTTGTTTTTTGCTCCTTAGGCGAGTAGATTGATTGTAGACTCTAATTCTTTGACGCTGTATTGTCATCAAATTTATTTTAAAGTTGCCAAGTATCTGTGAGACAACACCGGAAGATGCTCTATTAAGAAAAGAGCCGTATTTTGTGTGGTTTTTTAGAAGTGTTTTCAAATTAAGCATAAACATAGCATTAATATCTGTATTTGAGCTGTAAGATACAATTAAATCGCTTAAAAAATTTGCAGATGAGTCTGTTGTTTGGCTGTTTGTTTTTTTAGTTCCACGAAAATCTTTAATTTTTGCATTTGGAATCGTTAATCTGCTTAGGTTCGCGTGTGGAGTTTGTGTATGATAAGAGCCAATCATATATCTACCATTGTGTTGATGCACAGGACCTGGCCAGTATTGCCCATTATCTTGTGTAAAAACGTTGGTATTTGCTACAATATTTGAATTATTAAGCACGCTCTCGGACTTTATGGGGCCATAGTAGTCTTGCGACATTGAGAAGCCATATTCTTCCAAAACTTGCACTTTATCAATAAAACAGAATGAATATATATTTAAGTGTCTTGTGTTGATTGGGATAGATTTTCGGAAAGTAACTTCAAAGACTAAATTACTTCCGGATTCTCTAGCTGAGGGGACCGTTCTAGTTTCTGATACCATAGACACAGGCGAAATCTCTCCGCGTGTTAATTGATTACTTTGATCAACATTTGTGGACATAATCAAACCAATTCTCAATAGCTGGGTAAGAGCTTCAGAGGTATCAAACCATATAGAACCGTTTTCTAGATCGTGTACCCTAACTGTGACCTCCACTTCTATGTGTCCAGAATCATGATCAAATATTGATACTTCTTTAATATATGCGTTTGGTAGATTCTCAAACCCAACAAGTTCTATAGACATTAGCAATCCTCCAAGTCTTCGGGTCTCACGCGAGAGCCATATATATTAACATCAATATTTTCGCGATCTGGGCATTCAACTTCTAGATCTAAGAAAATGTCTTTCGCTTTTAATCTGCGAACGCCGGCGCAGATGTCCTCTTCCGGTATCTCTTTGTCAACAGAAATATCCATATAATACTCAACGTAATCTGTTGTTAAGTCATCAGGTGCATCAATTGATTGGTTGATATCCGGCGAAAAATCTGGTTGATCAACAAGCATATTATTCTGTATCTGTCTATCTTGTTGATAAAATTTAAGCTTTCTATCAATTTCAATCTCGTCTGATTCATATAGATAGACCTCAACCTCGTATGAGTCTTTATGAAAAAACCCGTTTCTTTCAAATATATTTAGCAAAACTTGTTCCTCTATGATATCCACAAAGCTTCCGTCAGGTTTAACAGTAGCCGGCAGATCTCTATTAAATAGCAATCCACTGTTGGATAGTTCAAATTTATTCTGATTTCCTACAGACATTGTATACTCTAAAGTCATTTCCAATTGTGGAATCGGCTGTGTTGCGGTTGTTGAGCCTGTGAGGGTTAACGAAGTTGTATCAATTTCGCCCAAGAGAGCGGTTATATTCCAACCTGCGGCTCTAGTCTCTGCTGTATTGTTTGTTCCGATCTTCTGCTGAAGATATGTAACTTGCTCAACTTTATTGTCAGCGTTATACAAGCTTGTGTCAACGCCCTTATAATTTGTTTGAGGCTTCATATATGGTGTCTCGGAGAGAATTCTATTCTTTGTTTGGGAATTGTTCTCTGTGCCTCCACCTTGTGTAATATCATAAAGCACATCGTCATCCAAGAACGAATAATACTTAGGCATTAATTTTCCTTGTGATAGAAGCCTTCTACCGTGGGGCGTCAGCTCAATCTTCAATACGTCTTCTTTTTTATTAAAAAATGTCATTAGTTATCCTCCGGTTTTGGACCCGCATCATATCCGCCATCTTCCGGATCTCTGCGGCCATCACCATCATAATCAGAATTCTTTTGAGTTGCTGTGATTAGTTCGTATGGCGAATTTGGGTTGTTGAGGTTCTGTCTTTGCCACATTTGATATTCTCCATCTCCGAGGGCACCAGCTGCTTTGAGTTTCGCTCTATCCTCTGCTACCCTTTGTTGATAGGCTTCTTCTTCCTTCAAGATTTTATACGCAGCACCTTTCGCTCGTCGTTCTGCTTGAGCCGCTGCAGCAGTATTAAATCTAACTTCTTTAAGACTAGCATCTAGAGAAGTACCTCCGGCGCCAACTTTATTGCCCAAAACAGGAACAATTGTATCACGAGGCTCTTGACCTGACTTAACGGCTCTTTCAGCAAATTTAACTTCTGTTTCAATCTTCGCTAGCTCTACTAGGGAAAAGAAATCATAAGGCCAGTTGTAAGATATTTCTGCTTGATCTTCTTGGAAAAGATTAGTGTCTCCTCTCCCTATGATCTTCAAATTATAATCTATATTCGCTCTTTGCTTAACCTTGAATACCATCCAACGGACACGATCGGGTATTTCATTCCCAATAGCATTCACGTCAAGTGTTCCTTCGGGATTTAATTTTGCTCCACCGCCAAGTAGTTCGTGAGCTAACAATTCATGACTTATAGAGGATTCTGCTGTATCAAAAGTTCTTCCAATTTCCGGATATAGATTCTGCCAAATATTTGCGAGATCTTGTTTCTTAAGAGTGTGAGAGAATTGGAAAATATACATTGCAAACGGATCAATTGCATCGTTCCTTAAAAAGTCCATTGATGGCGGAAACACATATCCTTGCATTTTTACAATCATTTTAAGAACAGAGTCTCCGACCAGTGCTCGTTCTGTTTCAGTTCCGAACGCTCTTGTTATATCTATTCTGGGTATACGGAAGAATTTTCTATTTCCCTCTTCTTCAATGAATGGAACAGCAACAACCGCTTCCCTAATTTCTTTTGTATCTGCTATTTCACCAAGTTTTTTTGTTTCTGTTGTGAACCCGCACAAATCAGCCAAAGATTCAACTGTTGATGAGTCTCCTCCCAACGATTCGTCTATCCAAGCATTGGGCACATTATCAACTTGTAAAAATATTCCTTTTGTTGGATCTGTTTCAATATTTCCATATTGATGCCACATACCTCGTGGAACAGACTGAGAAGCATTTAGTGGAAGTGTTATACTGTTGCTAGCAGAAAGGTGATTGAAATTAAGCATTGGAGTTTCAAATTTTGTTTGAATAACCCAACGAGAAGGAGGGTCGCTTGGATCAGCGCCTGCTGCGCCTGCTGAGGTTTGTGAGAATAAGTTCACACTAGCGTTTAAATCCATGGCATGAGCATTGATGCTGATTTTTTTAATGTATTCATTATCACTTGTATCGATGGGTGCATATCTATGAAAAGCAACAGTAGAACCAGAAATTATTTCTTGAATGGAGTGTTTTCCACTTCTAGTTGGAGTAAAAGTGATATCCGCCCAAGACTGTCCATAATAATATGGTGGAGTAAAAGCATAATTTTCTCCTTGGTCTGCTAGTGGTATATCGTAATCAACGGATGCCAGAGTTCCTGTTAAGTACAGAGGAGGACCAAAAGCGGATGGGCGTGAATACATGGTGAATGTCTCGCGAGTGTCGCTGCTGTATTGTGGTGGAGTATAGAATCCACCAGAAGAAGAAACATTTGGGAGACTTGCTTGATCTGTACTCTTATACATCTTTACTCTCATCATATACGTTTTTCCAACTTCCGCATTTCCAACATTTGTATCGTTTGATGGAAGCGAAGATATTTGGGTCATATTTTTTTCACGCATAAAGAATTCTGTTGTCTCAGCTAAAAAGTTGTTAGCCATAAGTTTATAGCGATTGTTTCCATTTCCATCCCAAGATACAGAGCCAGAGTTGTTTGCATAAATATGAGGCTCATTGCAGTAGACGGGAGAACCAGCAAGATGTTTTTCCGGCTCAACAAGGGCCTCAAAGGGAATTCTACGGTTAAAAGTATCACCGGTTGTGGTTTTTATATAATAATTATCATTGCTTGTTGTTACATTTGTCGCTATTGAGAGATTTGCATCAATCAGAGGATAGTCAACGGCAACACCAGACTTTATTGTATTAAAGAAAATACCCGGAGCGAACGTTGGAACCATCAGATTTTGAAAAAGTGGCTCATCGTTTGTATTGACACCGAAAGTACTTGCAGCACCAGATACTGCGACAAAATCTCTATACGAATCATAAAACTGCTTTGCTAAGTCAACAGATCTTTGCGCGGGATAGAATCCTTCGTATGGGAGAAACTTTTTGATTGCTTTACATTTAAGAGAAATTGAATTAGGTGTAACAAATTCCTTATGGTCTTTCTTCACAACCTCAAAGTGCTTCATAAACTCTGATGTTGAATAAATCTTGTAAAAATTATCTTTGGAAGAATCGGTTGTATCCGATAAAGCGCCGGTTAAAGAGAATATATTTGATACTTCCTCGGTTAGTCCCGTTGATTCGTAGGTCTCAATGTGCTCGCTTATTCTGAATTCCGGAATGATTGAATAATCTTTTCCGTGTTGACGGACATCTTGAATGTAGTTGTCGTATGTGTCGTAGAATGGATTAAGACCAGATTGGGTACCAGCTTCCCATTTGGCTTCACCGGATGGTATTTGCTTACTGCTAATATCTCCAAATGTTGTTCCAAAATTTATTCCCTCTATTTTCATGCCGTTTGGAGAAACAACGGAAGAAGACAGCAACGTAACGTGTGGTCTATTGTACCTTGGGGCAACACCCAGGGTATTTTTTAGAGAACCGACTGAAACGAAAACATTAAGATTAAGTTCTCCGAAACTATATCTATTTTGTAGTATACCGCCGTCGTTACCTTTGGTGTGTCTGGTGCCGCTCCAATTCTGCCAAGTTCCATTGGTGGCTGTTTCAACTGCCAATGAGGAAAAATCAGAGTAACTATCCAACGACCAAACACTCTGTGTTACAATGCTAGTGAAGATGTTTTGAAAAAAGAAGCCATTATCGGCAAATTCTTCTGTTCTATTTGTCCTATCGTCTCTCCATGGGAAAGAAAATGTTGTTCTTTGTCTCGTATAATTCTTATATTGATAAACACGAGGAGGATAAACACATTCGCGATAACTAAAGAACTCAAATGTATCCATTGGAGAACCGTCTTTATCAAGCCCTCCGTTAAGATAAAAGTCTTTGACGGTATTGTATTGCGTGGATCGTTGAACTCTCAATCCATTATACTTATTGATTTCTTCATTCTTAAAGAAGTTTGTTTCGTTTCCATATGAAGAAACCAATTCAAATCTCTCAAGCGTTCCGTCATTAATTATAGAGGCTCCACCAACAACAAAAGGTTTGTAGCGAGAAGATACGGGGTTTTCATCAAATTTCTTAATGGCTCCGTATTTCCCTCTTACCGTATTAAGCTTGCCGTTATTGTCCATAACGATCTCGGGACCGGGTTCTTCAACAAATGTAAAGACGTTCTCTTTGTTTTGTCTTCTTGTTAAAGGGTTTTGCCCTATTCTTATCTGCTTCCAAGTTGGAAATCCGTACGGACCATTTCTTTTAAGCATAAGAGCAGGAAAGAACGAAGCGGTTGTTGGAAGGTTATGAGGGAAAAGGTAGTTTTTGGCATTTTTTAGGTCATATGTAAATATGGATGGTAATCCTAAACCCATAGTATTCTGTGTGATTGGAAAATTTGTGCTATTACCATCCCAGTTTATTTTTTCATAATTATTTCCAACACCGACAATAGTTTGATTCTCTGGGCTCCAGCCCACAGGTTCATAAATAAATGTGTTTAATCCAACAAAGTCTACATAATACGCCATTCTAATCTCCATATATTTCTGATGCGGTCGGGAAAGTTATTGCCGGAACAAATCCACTATCCCCATCTATAACTACCGAGGAACTCAGTATTCCTGTTGGGTGTGCGTATCCATACATTCTTTGCTTTCCACTTGTGATACTATAATTACTTCCTAATGAAGAAGTTACCCAAGTGTATTGAAAGTCTGATCTTGGAATTGGAGTGCTAATATACATATTGTCGTGTCTCTTCACAAGAACGGGCGCTAAAACGGTTGATGTATCGCTTGGTCTTCTATTCTCATTTCTTTGTTGTTTATGAGAAGAAGGCTTGTTAACTGCTGTTTGAAAGTTTGTTTCTGATAGAGATCTGTTTGTTATTGTAGCATATGAAGTATTTCTTGTATCTACGCCATATTTTCCACAATGTCTAGACAATAAAGCCTTGTGAGAATCCCTTTGATTGAGTTGATTGTTCACTCTTATCGTTGTTGCTTCGCCCGATCCACCGAAAGCATAGAACTCAGCTCCATCAGCGGAAGCAGATACGCGAACATCAATACCACGAACTGAAAGGTTGCGATAGTTGACGTTGTTGTAAACTGAGTATTCCTGTGAGTAAGCATCTAAATATCCATAACTCAAAGTGTCAATTGAGCCGGGAGCAGAAAAGCGAGAAGTAATAACGGTTCTTGTGACAGATCCAGTTATACGATCAATCGTAATGTCTTTTGAAAGAGAGGCTGAGACAAAATTTATTCCACCCGCAAAGCCAACTTCTGTACCAGGAAAAGTCAAATTTGCGTTTGTCCCTGAAGTTGTAATTGTTATATTGTGAGCTGAGCCAGTTTGACTAGCAGTTAAATGAAACACCGCTTGATGACCTGCGCTGGAATCAATTGTTATATTATCATAGACAGTGTTGTCTTTAACGGACTGCGATAATGCATTCCAGAAAGCAGCATTTGTTCCACCAGTGAATTGCGGAATTGCTATAGCAGGACTTGTAGCCGTACTATTCATTACAAAAGTTTTATTCAGCACAATTGATCCGCCCGGATAGGCTCCTCTGTAGTTTGTTCCACCTGCGCCGTTTGACAAATTAGTAACCGTTCCACAAGTTGCAACGGATCCAAAACCAGAAGTAGTCAAGGTTGTATTATAATCTGAGCCAGTTGCGGGTGCGGTTAAAGTAAAATTAGCATAAGGCAATGCCGGAGGTCCTGCGTTTGTATTAATAAAATTGTTTCTATCGTCTTGAACAGAAAAATTGCTACCAGATATGATATCGGTTCCTCCGGAGGATTCTTTCTCCAACGGAAACCACGCTATAATATTATTTCCTATAGAGACATCACAATATAGAGCAGTTGAGAAGTTGACGTAATGTCCTTTGTTATATATATAATCAACGTGTGTTGAGGATAAATCAATATTCCAAAACACAAAATTTGAACCTGTTCCGTGAAACTGTTTGTTTTGAGCATTGTTGTTCAATATTGACCCGGTACCGTCTGGTGTTACTAAAGCCATCGTTGCGCCACAGACTCCGGCACCTCCTACAGAAATATTATTACTAGTTGAACTGATTGCAGCATTATCAATATAGAAATCAACAGACCCTGGTCCGCTGCCATAATCATGTGAAACAACTAAGTGCATAAGCCCTCTGGTTTGGTAGGTTGATTCAAAGTTTGTTATAAACTGTGTTTTTATACATTGTGTACCCACAGAAGCACCATTGGATATAGCCTTATAATATAAGTCTCCGCTGGAAGATATAAAAAGTTCGCGAGACACTCCACCGGATGAAGATGCAAATTGAAAAATAACCTTGTCTCTTGATTGAGCTGAAGATCCCGTGATGTCAATCCACCCTGAAAAAGAAAATTGATTTGTTGTATATTGCGAAGGGAGAGAACCAGTATTTATCACAGATTGCGGGGTCGCAGCAGAAGAAGTAAGAGAAAGTGATTCAACATTTCCCGGAGTAACCTCAGAAAAACTAACTGCAAACGGCGTCTGTGCCTGTATTTTTGAGTCTAGATTATTCCAAAAAACAGTGTTACTGGAGCCGGTAGCAATATAAAAATTTGGATCACTGTCAGAAGGTGGTGTGCTAGTGCGAAAGAAAAACCTCTTATCGTTACCAGCGCCGTCAACAATTCTAATTCCTTCATTGTCTTTAAGTTGAGATCCGGTTGCGTGTACTCTAAAAGTTGCATTACCGGCAGTTGTGCCGGCAACATAGGCGCCAGTTACCACAAAGCTTCCGGAAGCAAAAGCACTAGCAACAGCAGGGACGATAACTTGCCCATCTGGTTGTCGGTTATTTTCGTATGTACCAAACACATTACCGGCACTAGCGGCCTGCTGTCCAATAAGCGTCATTGGATTAGTGGTTTGAGGAAGTTCGTTTGTAATTGAAACAGGAAGATAATTGGATTGAGCACTATTCTTTCTGAAATATAAATTATTCTGTTGTTTCCCAGTTCCAGCACTTATAAGTTCATAATTGTTGTAATAGTTTCCATGATTAATGCTTGAAGTGGTAGTCTGTATATTTGCAATATTAAACGATCGTTTTGCTCGTCCATCTCTGTAAAATGTGGCTGCTTTTTTTGCTGTGTCTGGGTAGGTGTTGGTTGCCAATGTCAAACCATATTGAGGATCAACCATACCAATGGCACCGTCCGATCCAGCAACACCTTGTTCTACCACCAAAATTCGCCAAGCTTCCGCTCTTGTGTAGAGGTTATGCAGGTTGTTAGGCGGAGCAGTGCCGGTTTCGTCATCACGCAAGGTCGCGTCATAGCGATTGAGATCAATGTGCCTAGCCTGGTGACCGCCAACCCACTGTTGGGAGAAAGGCCCTTGAAGTGGAACATCATTTGAAATACTAGTCGTATCTGAATGTAGATTGGTTATCACAGCATTACTTTTATAGCCTTGTGAAACTGCTTTGTTGTACCCAGTTGCTATTGAACCGGAGAATATATCAAAGGGAAGGCGTAATCCACCCTTAACAGATATGTCATATGACGCACTATCATTAATCGGTACAAACGTTGAACTAGGAGAGCCAACAGCAAATTTACCGCTAAAAACAGTTGTATTAAACTTTTTCTTTTCATTTGGGATCTCAACATCATCACAGGTATTCACAGGCAGTTCTATACCTTGTCCAGTACCGGCACCTACAATAAGAACATTTTTCGGAATTCCAATAGGAGTCAGATCAGAATGGCGATGCAAAGCAGACCAGACAAAATCTCTATCTTTCTGTAGGTTATAATTGATACCAGAATGGATGGTCTGGCTGATTTGGGAACCAACACGGTATGTGTTCGTGAATCTTCTTATCGCATAGGTTGAACCAGAATATGAAGTTCTATCTTTATTGGCTACATTTGAAGCTTGAGCATTATTGTTATTAACAATTACCTTGCGAATATCTTCTCGGTTTGCAATATCTGTTCTTTCTGCTCTTTCTTTTTGCCAAAGACAATTGTTGTTATCTCCACCCTCTAGTGGTGCGTGACCAAATTGCCATTGGTATTTTAATTCACCAACGCCTTTTACAGAACCTTCTGTTGCTGTATGGATGGATGTTAGCGGAAACTTATTTTGGTATTTGTTTCTCTCAAATAAATGAGATTCAACAACATCCGATATTCCTTTAGAGAAACGGACGCTCGCTGGGAACATTTGAGAAACCATATACGATACAGAAGAATCAATCCACTTAAAGTAATCAGAAAATCTATCAAAATCTGGATCTGCCTCTACATCTTCAAAGAATAGTCTACGAACTTGATCTAATTTTTTGTATTGTATTCTGTATCTTTCAACAGCTTCGCCCATTAAATTAGACATTTCTTGAGCAGTTGATAGATTTCTCATCATTTCTTCTGAAATTACTTGGTACATACTCTTCTCTAGAGAGTAAAAGTTATCAGAAACATCTTCATCTCTAATGAAATATTCTTGTTGTTCTCCTTTAATCGTCACACGGTCAGAGGAATAAGAGATTTCCGGAAGTTCTTTCTTTGAAGAGTAGATAATTTCATTGGAAACAACATTTGTGGTTGATACAGGGAACCCAAAACCTTTTGCTCGGTGCTCTCTGCGTATAATATTATCCATCCAACCGTATCTGCTGTCTGTTGAGCCACTAGAAACATCGACTACGATAAATTCACCAGATGTATCCGACGTGGATACTGTTTCAAAATCCCAATCAGCGGTCAATAGTTCATACGAGGGAACTTCAATTTGTGATAAATCTTTACCAAATATAGTTGAAGGGCGACTTGACCTTCTATTTCCTCGTGAAGTGATATCTGTATTGTGTAGTTTAACTGAATCATCGGAAATATAGTCATACCATAGGTCAAAACGTCCAATTTTTATGTCTGTTTGCTCTAAAACACTTCCTGTGAAGTTGATTCTGTGGGCTCCTGCGTAGAATCTCTTCGGGTTTGAGAGGTATGCAGAGCCAGTGTCATAGTTTAAGCTTTGTGTTAATGTGAATTCATTCTTAATTGTATCAAAAGCATAGTTTACACCATAAAATTCTAGTTGGTAATTTCTGTTGGAAGACGTAACAACATTACCTGCTATCGGATAATCAACAGGCTTCACTCTAACAGCCAAATTCCACTGTTCATTTGAGTAAATTTGCTTATATGCCGGTGTTTCTAGAGTGAAATTACCCGCATAATCTTTCAAAACAAACTTAGCAGTTGGGGATTCCAATTCGTCTCTGACCAAATACACTTGAAAGTTAGCCAAATCCTGGGTTGCCCAAGTGTAATCTGCACTCGCTGGACGGGCTTGATGAAGTCCAAACACAGAAGCAGATTGAAACGGAGTAGCAAAATGCCCACTATCAAAAATTCCAAGCTTTTTTGGAACTATAATTGAAATTTCACTGCTCAATGCGTTATATTGTTCTAGTTTTCCAGTGCCAGAGCCAGAAATATATGTTAAAGAATGGTTTGCAGACGATGTTTGGAACAAAGTAGCACTTAAGTGCGATAATTTGTTAAAATCTACATACTTTTTATTCTCAGAAGTGTGTTTGAAGGCGTCCGAAAAGTAGTGAGTACCTTCATCTGTATAGATATTTAGTTTTACTATCTCATCATCAATCCCAAAACAGCGCAACATATTACGAATTGCACCTTCGGTACCTTTATGTTTGTATATATTCTCTAAATTGTTGTAGATATTTGTATAGACTTGGTTTTTTATATCAGTTAGTTTCTTTTCAAACTGGATTTTGTTTAAGTCTCGTGAACCAAACGCCTCTAAAACGTTAGCATCTGCGAATAAATTAGGCACAACGAGACCTTTTTCTTCTAGAAGACGATCGGCGAAAGGTAAAGCCTTATAACTTGAACTAGGATAGACCTTATTTTTGAGAGATGGCAACGCTGTAATTTGAGCATGCAGTGTATCAAAATAACTTGAAATTATTTGATATAGATATTTTGTTGAAAATCCATTTGAAGGGTCTTCGTCTCTAATCCATTGCGGGATTTTGTTATAAAGCAATCCAGTGTTTTGATTGTCATGCGTTGCTCCGGAAGCCATTAAACTTGTCTTAAGAGAGGATACTTCTGGATGTGTACTATAAATTATTGGATCTTTTTCCTCAGATGCAACTAAGCCAGACTCCACAAAAGCAGAGCTTGTAGATCTTGCACCGGCGGTATAACCATTCCACGAACCATTGACCAATCGGCCAGAATAATCTAAAACAACCGAATCTGTTGCTGTTTTTCCAACGACACCTTCGTTAAACTTATAGTATACGCCAAGATATGTGTTAGCGTCATCTGTGTTTGTACCGCCACCGATTGTTCTATACCAGTTATTATAAATCTCTTCTGAGGTTCTGCGGGTCTTCCAATAACGGAAATCGTCTAAACTTGCACTTAATTTACCGGAAAAAGGCAATGCTGTTGCAGCTCCTTGGCTTGAGGAAGGGCTTGTTTGTAGTGCTCCGATATAGCCGTTTATTAAGCCACCAATTTCGTTAACACCGACTGAACCGAGTGATTTGCTCTCATTTAAATCTCCGTCAACATAAAGTCTAGATGTTACTCCAGTAGAAGCAGAAACAAAAGATAAGGCGTAATGATGCCAATCTGATAGGGAAGAAGTGGTTACTGTTGATGTTCCAATTGATTGCTCAAAGAAACCTACTGTGCCTGACTGCATGGTTACAATAAAAGTATCTGTTCCACTGGTAGTGCCAGAGAGGGCCAGTGTAAAACGTCCGTAATTTACCGATGAAGATATCTCTCCATTCCAAAGGTCCAAAATAACTTCTTTGTTCGTTTTAGTTAGGTCAAACGCATCTTTTTTAAGCCAGAACTCGGTCGTCAATCCTTGTGGGATGTTCATACGAAGACTGCTTACTCTTTTCTTTGCAGCATCATAAATTACTGATTTATCAAAAGTTTTCTGAAGTGGTTTTGTAGCCATATCATCTGCTACGTGAATACCACCTCGGAGATAGATATATTCTGTACTGGTAGGTAAACCGTAACCATCTGCTGTTGAGGTTTGTACGCCCCATCCGCCATAAGAAAGATTAACATATCCGTTTGTTTTTGGATATTTTTGCTCTAGAATATACTTGTCTAAATAAGAAGAAGATAGTTCAAATACAAGCTTTTCATTCTCTGAGCCGTCGTATGGATAATTGTTATGTATTCTTTCAATTGAGTTTTTATAATACTCTTCGGCTGAGCCAAACTTTGCAAAGTTAGAGGCACTAGCAAAATTAATAAAGGGATAAAAGGTCTCATCTCTTTCCGTCGTGGTTAGCACTAAATCTTTTGATTCTACTAATTTACTGCCGGATGCAGCGTTTTCAACTGTTGTTGTCTTGTTGTTAAATAAACTTTTAATACTCATCTTGTTCTACTCTGATTTTGAATGTATAGGGTTGCTCTCTGTAAGAAGAAAGAGAATCTTCATAGAAGGAAAGCTTCAATTCATATGTATAGCCCTCTTCTAATAAGTCCATATCCAAATCAAAGTAGTTTCCATCGGAATCATACGAAAGCATTGTTTCTGCTGTGGAGCCTGTTCCATATGGTATTACTATCTTTTTATCTGATGCTCTTGTGATTTGATAGGATGCGCTTTCTATCAATAAGTTTTCTGGTGTTGATTTTGCGGTTGTATATATATTTGGAGACCAGTTCTTCTCTCTGACATATAGTCTAAATCTTTCAGTTTGCCCTCTCGTATATTTGGGCTTAAGGTTTTTAACCTTCATAACATATTTTGAATTTGGATTATAATTTGAGAAAGAATGTTCCTTTGGGACAATAACTGATCCAGTGTGTAATTCACTTCCGCTCATTGTCCAGACATCAACCAAATAAGGATATGTTGAGGTTACTGCGCTTGCTGTTGCAGAAAATGTCGCCTTGTAAACACCTTTTGATACTCGCGATGCTGATAGGAAATTTACAGCTGCATTAGAAGAGTTTCTAAAATAACGTGCCGTTCCTTCAGGTACTGAACCGGAAGAATAATACAGATTTAAGACTGGTATTGCAGTGGAGCTACCAGCGATGTCGCGAAGGTTTCCACGGATGTAGTTGTACATAAAAAGACTGTTTAAGTTCTCAGCTGCTGGAGCAAGAGAAGAACTAAGATAAAAGTTTCCTCTATTATCTTTTCTAGTGGAATCCCAACGAGCCTCAAGGACAGGACGATCAAAGTAGAATTCAGAAGATCTTGCAAAGAATTTCTTTGTGTAATAAGAAATCACAGCACCGGCTGGGTTAGAAGAAGCGTCATATGCTTCGTACGAAGAAGACAGTCTGATGCCAAACCCATGGTTTTCTTTGGAGCCCAATACGTTTCCACCGCTATTAATCCACTGTTCAACAAGGGTCGTAACATCTACTTCCAAATCTTCATCACCTTTAGGAAAAGAAGCAACAAAAGAGGAGCTAGAATCTGTATAATAGTCTCCACCGGCTGTTGACCAAGTTCCACTTCCACCGGTAAAACCGTTTGCAGAATTAGAAAGTGATAAACCTGTGACTCCGGATAGATCTATCGCAGTGTTTCCTGCGCGTCCAGTTGTTTTTTGCTTTATTAATAAAGTATGCTCTGATGTAGCGTCGCCAGCCGCTGTAATAGTGCTAGCTTCTATGTCTAGAGCCGAAATGTTATTGATTGCTGTTTTGATTGCAGTCATTGCGTTATCATTTTGGTCTGTTCCCGGAGCGCCAAAGCCAATTGTTCCGCCAGTTAAAGTACTGCTGTTGTAGTCTATTGTAAAAGTCTGTGCGGTACCATCTGAATCTGTTAGGACAAACGTTTGATTGTGCATAGAGGCCAGGTTCGTACCGCCAGCCAATTTAATTGTGGCTGATGCACTGACAAAACTACCATTTGCATTTATCCAATTTGATCCAATTTTATCATAAGTAATATCTGAATATCCTTCCATATCCAGCCCGTTACCTTCTTGCCAAGATCCGGATACGCCTTGAACTGTTAATTTAAAATCTTTTGGCAAAGTGTGTGGATGTTTAGCATTAAACATACGGAGATAAAAAGATACACTACCGGAAGCTGGAATATTTTCTGCGGTTCTATCTGACGATATATCCGTCACTGGGAATTGTAGTAGAATTCTAGCTAGCTCTGTTGAGGTTGCGCTTTCTTGTGCATATATTGAAAATGTTTCTAAAACGTCGGCTTGGCCCATATTGGAGCCGGTTCCGCGAGTTGTTAAGTTTTCTTGAAAAGCATTTGTGATAGTATTATCAGCATCTGCAAAGTATCTTTTAATGGCCATTATTTTGCTATCCCTTTAATATCTTCGTCTGGAAATTTTAGCTCCAGAATTGAATTGTTTGGTGTTTGATAAAACGTTCCGTCTTTTGAAATTATTTTATCCATATCTAGAGTGATTGGAGAATATGCTCCACTGTTTTGGTTGTTGATTTTGACTTTTCTCACATCAACAACGCCGTCAACACGATTGAGTATCTCATAAGCTCTTGTTATATATAGAGGCTCCCCAATGTAGAATTTGTCTGCGTAAAGACTTTTGATTTCATTGATACAGCGCCTAAGAACTGTGTCTTGTGAAAACTTCTTGTCAACCATAACTGTAAATTCAATTCTAAAATTAATAATCTTGGGATTATAAATCTCAACTTGATCATTCAATGAGCGATATTGGTTAAGCCAATTCTTAATATTGTTTTTGGTTATTGAGTTGGTCTCAGATAAATGACCATTATTGTCTTGTGACACCAAATAGAGAGAAAGTCTTCTATTTGATGAAGAGGGGTCATTAATGATGTTTGCTCTAGTAACTGCTCCAAATTGCGGTGGCATATTGTATATTAGAGACTCATAATCTTGCTTTGTTACAGCGCGATTTTGTGTTGCAAAATAAGATTTTGCTCTTTGTTTCAATTCATCAACAGATATATCAACATTTATTGAAGTAATTGGATTGTCATTGTTCACTTCCAAAGAATTTTCAACAAAAGCTCTTTGTGAATTGGTCAATACTGTTATATCCTGAAAAACATAAGTCTTAGAATTTACTGATGTGATAGAGTTTGCAGCTACATTTGTAGTCTGCGGAGAATTTGAGCGATAAATAATAGACAGCTGAGTATTTGAGGGAGCAACACCGAGCTTGTTTGTGGTAATCAGCTTGGTTGGATCAAAAGATTTAGAGGAAATATAATCTTTTCCCAGCATCTTAAGAGCCACTCGTGAAGGATCAGTTATACCTCCATCGTCTGTATTCTCAGATCCAAAACCAAATTGCAAGAAAGTCCCTGTGTCATCTTGTTCTAGGGTAAATCTTCTTGCTGTTGCAAAGGGCTTAAGAATTGATCTCACGCCATCGGTTGCTGCATTTTGGTTTGTTGTTTCAACAAAAACAACTTCTTGTGAAAGATGGTCTACTTCATAATAACGGTTGCCCGAGGCATCATATACAGATATAATTTCACTTATATTTGAACCCCCAACACGAACCTTTTTAAATCTTTCAAAAGCATCATTGCTCAAATCAACTGTGGCTATGTTTAACACACCAGATTGAACTTGTCCGAAGTTTCTAACAGCGAAATATGTTGTTGCGCCTGTCGTAGAGTTGAATCTAGCCGCAACAATGTCAGAAGATTCATCCGCAAAGTCAATGTCTTCTGTTAAAATGAAATTTCCGCCTTCTGATGTAGAGAAAGAGGTCCCTGCTTTTAAAACTGGTAAGTAAGTCGTATCAGGTGCGGTTCCATCAGTATTCGCAGGACACAAGATAAATAGCGATACGGTTCCAAAGGAGGATGGTGCACCGGCAAATTTGTATCCAAATGCCCTAGCGTGCTTTCTTATATTATCAAATTCCAATGAAGTATCTAAAAAACTCTCATTAACGTGATAATCTAGGTAGTAAGATAAAATATCACCCGTGTAAGCAACGGTATCCAATACCAAAGAACCAAATGATGCAACAGAAAAGTCTCTATATCCATCTGGGTAGTATCTTTTCGCGTATTGTACCAGATCCTCTTTGATGCTTTCAAAATCTCTACTAGTGTATTTCACGGCAACATTTTTATTTTTTGGCATTTGTAATCCTCTCAACTAAAATAAGTAGTTTTTGCTAGGATTTTAAAGTACGTTATCGTTAACTTCATTGATTGTTAAATCAAATGTTGAAGAAGTGGGACTATCAGTTACCGAATACTTTATTTTTATATTCATTCTATTGGAATCTGGAGATATACTGATCTGTAAGTCTAGAACTGCTATGTAAGGTACAAATATTGATAATTGTGACAATATGTTCTCGCGCAATGGCGGTAGTCCGTTGGATCCTCTAGTAATTGTTGTATTGTTTTCAAAAAGATATTGTCTAAGTCCCACACCAAAAGCAGGGCTCATCATACGTTCTCCCGGAGAAGTCAACAGAGTCATTTTAATATTTTGATCTACTACTTTGGTGAGATCTGTTACGCCGTAAACTTCATATCTTCCGGTCTCGTCGTTTATCTGTAGTGGTATTTTTGGTGCTATTGTTTGTGTTGGCATATTACAATCCTCTCTAGTTAAATAACTTACCAAAATTATTTTCACATAAATTTCCGTCTTTATCAAGCGGAGATTCTCGTTTTATTCTTCTTTTAATGTCCCAAGAATATTCTCCAGTATTTAAAAACCTAAGTGAATTGCGAATCGATCTCTGTGCGTGCTTGACTACACCTCCATTGTCTTGTTCTTCGTTTGGAGGATCTCTGTCGTCATTTTTATAAAACGCGGCGAATAATTTTCTTGCCTCTCTTTTTGAGTCGTTGAACAGCATTCCGATTCTATCAGGTGCTATGATATTTTCATCATCTCCGGGATCTCTTTCGCTTTCAGATCCCAATGAAGGGAGAAAATTCAAGTACGAATATATTAGATAAGTTGATGGTATCTTTGTTATTTGAAGCACATTGTCGACTAGATGTTTGTAGTTTTCTGTCTTGACTAGTTTGTCAATATAACACTTAAGATCTTGATCTAGATTATCATTTGATGCTAGTAATTCCTCTATTTTTACATCTAAAATGTCTTGTTCATATGAGCATATAGGAAAGGAGTAGCGGGAAGACTGCAAACGCTTGGTGCCCGAATCTGTTTCAAAAGAAGCAGGGTTTAGAACATAACTGCGGCGCTCTCTAGCCATCGGTACTGCGTTTAAGCCGGCTATTAAGGAATCAAACGGATCATATCCAGCCGGAGGAATGTAACACAGGCGAACACCATATTTAATACCAATACTTCCCTCATATTCCCTCTCGTCTTCAGACAGAACAGCGTCTCCAAAGTAATCGGACACATTATAGGTTGGATCAAACACAAGGCGATTTTGATTGAGAAATTGCTTAAATTCAGTAAGATTTTGTATACCTGAGATTGGATTAACAATTCCCAATCTAGAATCGGTTTTTGGCTGAGATATAACATACTTCTCTAAGTAAAAACCGCCACGTTCTTTTATTTCTTCAAAGCGGTCGTCTGTTATGGTTGCTCCGTTTAGTGGGTGAATCATATTTGATTTTGCGCAATCATTTATATCACCATAAGGAAAGTTTCCGACACCACCGCCAATAGGCACTTCGCTATCATACGTTCCAGCTTCAATCTGTTTTCCAAGAAGCATGTGAGATCCGCCAATGAAGAATTTTTTGATGTCGTAAATGTATGGTCTTGGCTCAATTGATTCTCGGAGGATCTTCGTATAAAGATCCATCTCTTCTTTGACCACATATTTTAATAATTTCTTTATGTCTGCTGCAACCGAGTCTATTGAATAAATTTTTGAAGCAAATCTTGCTTGCTCTAAACTAATAAGTGCTATATTAAAAGTAGCACTTTCAAAAAAAGAAAGCAGATCAAAACCTTTCCCTTTTCCGGAAAGTATTGCTGCGCCAGCTTTGACTACCTCAATCTTTCTCTCAACTTCTTCTGTATAAATTTCTACTTCGGAAATAAAACTCCCATCCACCATTCTGCCTTGTCCGGTGAATATGCCTGCATAGGCTTCTGCTATATTAACAACATCATTTGTTTTCATTTTTAAAAGATCATTTGTTGTAATCGCCTCATAATCCTTCTGTGCTTGGTCGCAAATTTCCAAAATTTCTTCAATCTCTTCATTACTCTCCATTTGTTCGTTACGGACTTTTCGGTGGACGATTTGTACCACTTGTTCTAGGAACAATAAAGCATAAGTATACCCTTCGTAAGTTGAAGCAAAAAGACTAGTCTCATTTATTAAGCCATCGTAAATTTTCTCTGTGATATAATTGAGAGTGATGTTGTCGTAATTTCTTTCAATCTCTAAGTGTACATTAGAGAATATTGGGAAAGAGCGAATCAAGAAGTCACTTAAGTGAACTCTTATTGTTGCCCTAATAATGCCCTCAATCGTTGCAAGAGTATCTGAGCTCGCTATTTTATCAAAAGGAAGCTCAGTTGTACACTCTGGAGAATACGGAAGAAGTTCATGATTTTGTATCTTCTGCTTGATTTTATCAATATCTTTCACAAGTGTGTCTAGCATTAAAAAGTTAGAGTTCTTTGGATCACAACCGGTTGGATTGGGCACAATAATCTCTGAAAAATTAAGCCAACCTGTGTGTTGAGCCTCTGCAATATAAATTTTAGGCTTTCTATAAGTTCCTCCGTATCTTTGCGGATCTAAAAAATAAACTCTTGGATTTTCTGTTTTGCTCTTACCAAGAACTTTGTCGTCGTTTGTAAAAAAGTCCTCATATGGCTCTTCACCATTTGGACCAACATAAACCAAATCAGTTTCTTCATCAATGTCGCCATCTCCGTTTCCATATAAAAAACCTTCAGAAGATGCACCGTTCCGTCTAACAGTAAAAGTCTTTGGAAGCTTATCATATAGGTCCGCATTCATTCCTTCAAATATTGTGTTACTCTCTATTGTTATACCGCTAAATTCTGACCATATATCTTCAATCATTTTCCCCAATGTTAAAGAGCCAAATGGATTTTGAAAAGAAACCTCTCCCTGGTTTGGCTCATATTTCTCTGGTATTTCTAGAAAATTATCGCTAAGAATTTGTATATCACTTTCTTCATCTGCTACTAGTATTTTTCCGGCTGGATCAAAAGTATCATTGATACTGATACTACTAGTGTAATTTGCGTTATCCTCTTTGTTATTATCATAATAAAGGATTGTGTCTTTGCCCAGTTTATAATCTATAACTTGTGATTCAATATAATCTTTCAATTGAATCCCTATGGTTTCCGGAAGAACATTGTCTCCGCCAAAAAGGAAATTTAAAACAGGATTGTTTTTGATAAGCATGTGCCAGTTTATTTCTTTGTTCGTTCTGTTTGCTAGGATCATGGAAAGAATCCCGGGTGTGTTAAATCCAAATAAAGAAGAAAAAGCATTCCACTCAATTGTATCGTCAATAAAAGCCCTTTCTAATCTTGTGAAGATTCCCGCTATAGCACTTGATATTGCTGCCTGTCGGTTTTGGGGATAATCAGAAAAACTGGGAACGATGCCTTTATTGGTTTTACAGTCTGGATCTTTTGGATTGAATGCTTCGTCTATCGCATCCTGCAGCAGTTGATCTGGGCCATTAATTAAAAGATTTGCGGCATCTGCAAGGTCACTTTTGGTTTTTTCATCTTGTTTTCTAACAAATTCTTCTCCCAACTCTGGATCAGAGAATGCAGCGATGCGTTCTTGGTCCCACAAGTCTTTTTGTTCTTTAGTTAAACAGATGCTTGTTTCAACCGGATAATCAGCTAATGGAGAATCAAGTTCGTCTATTATATTTTGTCTTTGTTCTGCTGTTAATATATTACCCATTGTCTCAAAATATTGAGCAGCAGAAGCTGGATCAGCAAACATATCAGAAAACTGCGGAAGAACATTTTTAACCAATGAAGAAATATTAACTAAAAAATTTGGATCTCCCTGACCGGTCATAGCTTGTTTAATTTCTTTTTGAGTAGCAGAAACTGATAGCAGTTGGACCAAATCTGCTACTGCTGCTGATCCTTTCTTTGCAGCACCGCCGGCTCCAGCAACTTGCTTGTTTATCTTATCTTTTTGATCGTTTGTTTTGGGATCTGGGCATAGAGTATCTGTTATGAAACCTTCTAAACCACCATCGTTCAGAAGGTTTCTGGTGAGATTTCCAGTTAACTTACACAAATCTGTATTTAATAATTGTGTGGTCTTCACCATCATTGCAATTAATACACGAGATAATACTTCTCTTAAGGCAACATAAAATGCATCGCCAAGTTGTTCCATCCAATTAAAACTTGTAGGTATTTCTTGTATTGTTGGAAGAGAAATGCGCGACTTTCCTCCCCTGCAGGGATCAAAAGTCAATGTAGATAGAAAAGACTCAATCGGTGGATATACCAGAGGATCAGATCCACATTTAAAACGAGACACCAATTTACCTAATAAATCTGCTCCGGGAATATTTTCAATTGCTCTTTGAAGTTCTCCGATGGAAGCAGTCTTCATAATCTCGTCAATATATGCTTGAGTCAATGCCTTTTGAACATTACCGAGAGCTTTTCCAAGTGTTCCTTGTTGAATCTTATCACTTGGCGTTGTTGCGACTATTGTTGTTTTCTCTTTTTGTTTATCAATCACTGCTTGTTGATCTTCTTCTGAAAGGTCTTTAAAATTTAGATATGCTTGAATATCTTCAGCTGTAGTATCATCTTCAAATTTTTGCTTTTTTAGAATTTCTAGTTCTTCGTTAAGAGCTTTCTTTTCTGGTTCTATAACAGCATCAAAATCTTCATCGCTTTCAACAATTTTACCGGCTTGGTCTAAAATTTGCGTTCTCATTAATTCAATTTTTTCAGTTAATCGTTCAATTTCTGCTCTAAGTTGAAATTCTAGATACCGCTCTAGCTCTTTTATTTTTAAATCTAAAGAAGAAATCTTTTGTGATTCTTCCCTAGCTAGCTCGTCTAAATTAACATTCTCATCAGATATAGTATCTGTTGCGATATTTATCAATTGATCAAGAGAATTTTCAAGAGACTGTAGTCTCTCTTTATCTTTACGAATAGAAATTATAGTTTCTGATTCTTCCTGTCGGACCCGATTTATGCTCTCTATTGCTTTTTGCCTATCATCTTGTAGTTTATCAAGTACTTGTTGAAGACCTTCCAAGTAATTTGAATAAAAGTTAGGGTCATTTAATTCACTAAGTCTTTTTTCTATTTCTTCTATCTTTTTTCCAATAGACAAGGAACTGTATTCTGCACTAATTTGATTTCCTAAATTCTTAGATTTGTCTTTCTTTTCTTGAATATTTTTTGCTGTTTGTCTATCAACTGCTTTACCTAGAGAACCGCCTTGCCAGCTCGGATCCCATGGGTAGGGCATATCTTTAAATTGCTTTTCTATTTCTTTTCGGATCTCTGCTTGTTTGTTGGCCGGCAAAGTTTGCATTATGATTTCCAGTGCTTGTTCTCCAGCAGAAGAAATTATTTGTTTTATCAAGGTATAGTAAACTTCGTCTAGCGTCAAAGAAGCGGCTAGGCATTTAATCGCTATACCCAATTTACCTTTAAAGTCACACGTATCTAAATTCTCAATCATTTCTGATATGGCTAGCTTGGCCGATATCGCACCAGTTGCAACTGCTTGACCCATTGCCTTAAAATCAGGACCTTTTGTAAAAAGTTTTTTTGCTCCTTTAACTCCGGTATTCCAACCAGCTTGAACTCCAGTTTTTACTTTGTTAACTTGAGATTTTCTATAACTCCAAGCCTTCTGGAGTTCCTTTGTTTTCTCAACAGACTCTGGGTCACCAGAAAAATAATCCTGTATCTTAGCGTTTTCAGCTAGCATTTCTTCTTTTGTTTTACACTTGTTCTGACTGAAGCTGTATTCAATGGATTTAAATAAATCCATAGTTTCTTCTAGAATGAAATCGCTTAAATCATCCAAGTTGACCGAGAGGCAACTATTATCTTCAAAATTATCGGAACTTCCATAATTTATAGCGAGTTGAGGGAAAGTATTATCAACTATAAAGTCAAGCCATGGAGGGGTCTTGTTAGCCTGTAAGGTTGTGGCTATATTTTTTATATTAGAAAAATACCCCATCATTGTCTGGTCTGTTTTAGAATACTCTATGAAAGAATCAAGTCCTTTTTTACACTCTATATACGGACAATTTATCTTTCTTGCACGGACATTCTTTACGACAAATGGGTTTGCTTCGTCTGTTTTATCAAAAGACACTTCTATTTCGTATGCAATATCAAAAGAGTCCTTACCGGAATCCAAAAACCCTCGGAGATCAAAGCCATTGTTGTCTAATAGTTTGTCTAGCTTATTAACGAATTTACTTATTCTTTCTTCTGCATAGAATTTAACATAGAAGGGACCTCCACTTTCTTGAAAGTATATCTTTGCATTTTCTTCTTTATAAAAGTATGCTTGAAATGTTTTGAATGACGTCATTGATGCTATCAATAAACCAATCGCCGGCATAAACTCCGGTGGCTTAATAACCACTTGATCAGTTGAGGTGTTAAGCGATCCCAAATCTGGAGCATTGGGGACTGCATCAAAGCGGTAAGCCGGCACTCCTACCAGAACAATTAACACATTTTGATTGGTTATGAAGGTATAATCCTGCACCCTTGCAACTAATTCTAAGGCTTCCAAGTTAGTAATATCTGGATTATCAATTAGGATTTGCTCATTAATGTCAATAGTCTCAAATCTTTGAGGGATTATTTCATCTGTCAATCTTTGAGTACGAATTACATATTCTTCATAGCTAGATCCAAATATTCCTTTGCAAATCTGTCCTTGAGATTGTGGTGGGGCGGCACAGACTATCTGATCTGTTTCTAGCTTTCCATAGAAACGAAGCATCTTCCGAACTCCCGGTCGGATGTATGACTTAAGTAAGGTGTTAAAGTCATAAGGAGAATCTGATAGTTTCGTGAACACTCTACTACCAACATCGTTTGCCTTAAATGGTTGGCCGTCATGATAGACCTCAGCATCAATATTTATAACAACCTTGACTTGATATTCACACTTTAACTCATTGAGATATGGCTCTTCTAGTTTAGTCCAATCTGGTTCAATATAGCTTTGGTTTGGAATACAAGTCGGACATATCTTATCTGGTTCTAAGATTTCCTCTTCTTCTTCCTCTGGGCTCTTGAAGCACACGTCTTCTTGTATATTTTTAAATTTTGATTCTGCCATTATTTCCTCACGTTGTAAATACCGAGTCACTCTGGATATTACCTTCTCCCATTATTAGATCGGAGTCCAAAGCGTGAATTTGCCTAATATATTCGTTAAAAGTTTTTGTTACAGCCTCGGAAGTGGCCGTAATATTCCCCTGCATAAATGGTATCAGCAAAGCAGCAGCACCAGGTATTCCTGTGGAACAAGCACTGTTTACAGCTGCGAGGTTCAAGTTGATATCAAATATTGCCTTGTGTAGTTTTCTCATTTCACCACTTATTTTTAATAAATGTACCTGCAGCTGTACTGATCGAACCACCGGCTGTAGCTCTCCATCGCCAACCTGCAATTCAATCATTCCCCCTTGGAGTCTTTCACCTAAAGAGTTTGTCTCGCCAACACCAGACTCAAAACCATCCCAATTTCCTCTTCCGCAATATATCCTTACTTTCTCTCGGCCAATAATTCTTATTTGATCTGCTTTTGCTGCGACAGCCGATTTCATCTTGCTGGTTGGACCACCGGATGGCATGAGACTAAAGTATTGATCGATATCTTCCGCTTTTTGAGTTATATAGATTCTTGCTGCATCGGAGTGAAACATGGGGCCAACGTAGTTGACTCCCTGTAGGATGTCTTTTTTATTCTTTTTATTGTCTGCTATGATCAACTGCCCTCTACCGGCGACCAAATCAATCATGCCGCATTGAAGCATTCCTTTGCCTCCATTTCCAGAGCCCCAAGTTGAATTTCTATCTCTGCCTAGTACGACAAAAGAATTGTATTCTCCGGAAACCACTGTTTCACAGGGAGCCGCGTTGAACTCTGGTGTACATTCTGGGAAGGAAGAACAGAACATCAATCCGACTCCTTTTTCAACCATTGTTTTAGTTTTTTCGTCGGTTATGCTTGCTAGGTTTATTCCTAATTTATTACAGTTATCTTCTATTGGCATTGTCTATTTCTCTTTTGTTATTTCATTTTTTTAAGGATTATTAGATAGGGTTGTGGACTTAATATTGTTCCGTCTGATGCTAATTTCATTTTCCTTGTTTCCTTGAATACACCCCTTTTATCTATATTTCCACCAGCAGTATATGCAAAATCTGCGTCTATTCTCACAATAATATCTCCATGTGATGCAGTAAATACGGTATCTTCCGCTCCATGACCTGCTGTTTTCACCACAACATCCCCTAGTTGCGGTTTAATTTTTCCTCTAATTAACGAGTGGGCTTCCCAAAGTTTGGATCTTCCGGATGCAATATTCCCGGCATAACCACTGTGTCCTTCATAGGCGGGGAACCCTGTGCCTCGCATTGCCCAAGAAACCGATGTTGCACTCCAGTGCATAATACCTGTGACTGAATCTCCTTTACCACCAGTTGCTGCACCAAAGATATATGTTCTTTGAACTTCTTTATCATCTGCATATTTTGGCCAATATTCTTTTACTTTTCTGTGTGATTTTCCTTTTGCCCGTTTTCTATCTTCTAGACCATAATAATGATATAATTGAATTCTTTTATATGCGGCATTTGATTTATCTGTACTTCCTTTTTCTCCTGCGTCTCGCTCGTTTTTACCAACCCAAAAAGCAATTTCTGCGTTTGCTTGAGCGGCAGCAAGAGGTGAGCCAACACCAACAATAACAGAATCAGAAGCTTTTAATTTCTTTTCCATTTTTTCAATAATATGCTCGCCGTTAAAATCAGTAGTAACAGGTTCCCCATCAGGGAAGTTTTCACCTGTTGGTACATTCTTACGATACCCACCAGCATCAAATGCTGCAGCAAGATCGCCCATTGCTTTCATTTCTTTCTCTAAGCAAGACAGGTTAATTCCTCTTCCGCCACTGGTTGTTTTTTTTGTACGGTATGTTAATCCCCTTAGTTTGCCATTTTCCTGTGGGCCGGTGCGATAAAAACACTCAACAACTCTTGCGCTAAATGGAGGACTCTCTGGTGTCTGGAGTCCACCTCCGTTACTTGAAGAATCAGAATCTGGGTAAGCGATGGGGTGTAAGGCTAAAATTCTTTTAATTGTTGCAGGATCTTTGAAGATACAAGGCTCGGGGATTATCATATCATATATCCCAATTGGTCTAACCCTAACGGCCTTGGTACCGTCAAAAGTTTTGACCGAGCCGATATCTTCTGGGAGAACAACGGCGTCAAACGTTGTTTTACCTGCTAAAGAATTAAAGAAAGTTTGAGCAACGGCTCTAAGATTCATTTCTTTCTGTAACGCATAATAAGATTTTGGATCTGATAGAGCATTAAACAGAGACGTAAAGAGATTAGAGGCCATCAGTCGTCCTCTTTTTTGATCATTGAATAGATATCATCCATATCATCATCAGTTAAGCCTTCGGATTTTTCATTCTTTGACATAAGAGCAGCAATTTTTACAATCTGTTCATTTGATCTTTGCAGGGTCTCAACGTATTTGGCCAAAGTTATGCCAATCTGCTGGTGTCTTGCTTCGTCTTTCGCAACAAATTTGATAGCATCGTCAAGAAGCTCCCGCGTTATTTTGCGGTCTTCTCGGATGTTATCAATTGCTTCTTTTAGGTGTTCGTCTACTTTTTTACTCATATATTAAATAGATCCAATCAAATATTTATATTGTCCCAATCTTGCTTAAATAACCTATATTTCTTGCGAAACTTGTTTAATTGAGTTACAATTTGCTTAGTATTCATTCCGGTAATCTCACGAAGATAAAGATAGATTGCTTTCTTATTGAATATCTCAATCTCTTCAACAGAGTTAAGAACAACACGAATTGCTTCATAAACTTTTTTCTCATTATCATTCATGTCATTTGTGCCCCAACCATCCATTTCAACTTCCAAGTGCTTCCAGAATTCTTCTTTTTCTTTATCTTCATGATAGGGATTATAGTATACAATCTGCTCAAAAGATAATTCTTTCAAAGCATCTTCATAGTCAACTTCTCGTTTGGCTCTCTTTGCTCTCTGCTTGACTTTATGGATAAACCAGTTCTTAGTTATCACACTAAAATAGGAAAATGCCTTAGATCCCTTGTTTGGATCGTATTTTGCTAGTATAGTAGTAAGCCAGATCTTGCAATCTTCTCTTAATTCATTGATATTCGGTAATGTTGTAAATTTGTATGTGAATACAATCTTGTCAACCAATTCGCTAAATGCGGGTTGAATAAGCTTAACATAAAGTTCAGTCTTCTCTTTTCTGCAGTCGGATGATGCGTACTTAACTATCGCGTCTTCGTGAACCTGCGTAAAATACATTCTCTTCGTTTTGGGTCGTCTGGCCATTGATTTGTTCCTCTTGTTGTGGCTGCGCATCTTCAGGCTCATCTTCAAACTGCTCCAGGAAAAATTCCGGATCTTCAAAGTCTTCTAACATAAGGCCAAGAGACTTTGTGTGGTTCAAAAGATGTTGCAATGTTTCATCCCCATAAAACATTTCCATTTCGTATATGGACTTCAGATGCGCTTCGTAATTAGCAATGATATCGGACACTTCATTAATATTGTCGTAAATAAACGTTAATTTGGAAGTTATCCGCCTAGAATACCAAAACATAAGAATGTTGAATAGCAATGAGAGCGCTAAAACTATTGCTAAAATTATCGTACTACTCATTGTATTCTATCCTTGTTGTTTTTTCGTCTTTTAAGATTCTTTTATTTTCTTCAATATATTCCTTAACTAAATCACCAGTTTGTTGTGAGTCTTTGCTTTCTTTTCTCACAAAGTTGGTGAGTTGTGGGATTCGGGTTAAAACTTGCTTATTATCGCAAACTTCACAGTCTTCAAGGCGTTCCGTTATCCCGTGCCTTACCTCTACCTCACTATCACAAATGGAACATTTATAACAGTATTTAGGCATTATAGGGGACCTTTCATATCTACATCAGTTATAACCGTTGATTTTTGCTTCTCGGCTTTAACCATTGGTGGGTTCATTACAACCAACTCTCCTGAATCGTCCACTTGAATTTGAAACTCTTGGAGAACAGGGACGATATCTGTTTGCTCCATTAGTGATTTTTGTAAAGCCATCATGATTGCTCCGACGGCTTGATTTGATAATTTATGATCTTTCATTTAATTGCTCCATATTTTAATTTTATTCATTTATTCTCAACATCTTCTCTACCTGAATTCTGATGTTTAAGTTTTGCAACGCATAATCTCTATTGCTGTCACCGAAAGAATGAGAATATTTTTTAATTTCTTTTGTGATACTGTCTTCATTTACTTCTTTCTTATATTTTCTTCCAGAGCAATTAGTTGTTATTATTTCATCTATATTGTCTGGTGTTATCAATCCTTCCATCATGGGTTTTTGATATGGCCTCCAGTCTGCAACTAAAACATTTTTACCACAACTCATCGATTCATATGCTCCTCTACCTAAAGAAACAACCAAATCAGCTTCTGAAATGAAGTTCTCAATATCAAAAACAGGATTAGTAAACTTGTTATGTGCTTTGAAATTCCAGCCATTTTTCTTGCAAATCTTTTGCAAAAATTGATTGAAACGTGAAGATTGTGACAACGATAAGATGTTCTTGAGTTCTTTGTTTGTTCTTGTTGGTTTAAATCTATCTGTATTTATGCCATTTCTTATCATGTGCGATGGTAAATTCTTTTGATTCAAATGCTCTTTCACTTCTTCAGAAATAGAAATATAATTTCTTATTGGTTCTCCAAAGGGCTGCTCTAGACTTGGTATGGTACCATGACAAACTTGATAGATTTTCTGATGATCTAAATTTAGTTTTAAAGCTTTAGCAATTGTTGTAGTATGGTTTATAAGGCAAATCTCAACGTCTCCTTCAAAAACGTTTGGAATTATATTGAAATCTTGATAAATTTTCTTAGACATAATTCCATATCTATCAGATCCAGACAACAAAAACGTTTTAATTTTTCGTCTTTTCAACTCTTCTATTACAGTATAGACATAAGTTTCAGAACCACCTATCGTATCTAAATGATTTTGTCCTATTAAGATTTTCATTCTGCTTGTCCTTTTGAATTGTTTATTATTTTTGCAGTATCAAACCTGTCTTTCCATTCAATAAGACTTCGGCCAAAATCCGATTGAGTGTGAATTGCTTTGCCCTTTCTCTTTTTCCATTTTTCAGAAATCGTAGAGTTTCCGGGTTGCCTTTCGTACAAGAAGTTTATATAGTAATCACAAGTTTGTTCCCATTGTTCTATCGAAATTGCCTTTCCGTAATGTTTTATAAATCCTTTATGGCCAACTTTCGAAAAGCTTGCAAATGGAACCCTAGTGTAAAAATGAAGATCCGGCTTAGGTCTAAATAAGGTTAAAATATCTCTAAACTCTGGGCCCATAAACTTTCTGTTAAGATATTGTTCTTCTACATCTTGTGGTGTTATATAGAAATCGAACAATCTCATTGAATATGCATCATACGAAGTGTCGAAGAGATCTATATTATCAAAGTCTGTGTATTCGTCTGCATCGAAATAATAAATCCAATCTGGCTGTGATTCTTTGGCTACTTTGTAAATAGCTTGCCTTTGGGTTCCTTCTAGAATTTGTCTTTTATGAGGATTTGTTTCCCATGTTTTGGCTTGTATTATTCTTTTTACTTTAGGAAATTTTAAACATATTTGGGTTGTGCTGTCTGTAGAGTAGTCATCAAAAATATAAATTTCATCTACTAAGTTAGAAACATGCTCTAAAGTATTAAAAATAATGTCTTCTTCATTTCTTATTCTTGTTACTCCCACTATTTTCATAAAACAATACTCGCTATTTCTTCATTCCATATTTTACCAAACAACACTTCGTCACTTCTTAATTGTTTATCGCCTATTTTTTTTCCACTCAAACTCACAGACTCATCATGATAAAAAAATAAATCTTTGCCAAAATAATAACAATGTTTGCCTTGTGTTATTATTTTTAAACAAAGATCTGTATCCTGGAAGTTCTTGGACAGAGAGGGATTGAAACCACCAACTTCTACAAAATCTTTTAAATTGACTATCATCAAAGCACCTGTGAGACAGCTTACTCCTTTATTACAATTGACTCTAGGATCTTCTGGGCACACAAAGCGCTTGTAATGAAAAGGTGTTAAGGTCTGGATATTTTTCATTAAAGGAAGAAACAACGAGCCTCCGTATTGGGTTGTGTTTCTCCATTTACCGGCTACATGTTTATAAAACTCTTTTATATTTTGACTGTCTTCTTCTTTTATAAAAGATATTTCCTTTGGAGGATACAGTAATTTCGTTCCGGACACTGATGATTTATTGGATCGGTGTCTTTGCAAAAAGTCTAATAATGACTCTTTGTTTTTTGTGTACAAGTCATTATTCCAAAAAATAACTTCATTATTTCCTTTTTTATAGCATATCAAGCATGCGATATTATTCAGCATAGAAAAATTAAATCCTTTATCATTTTCAATCCTCAAATAACAGCATTCAGATGCAATAGTAAATATATCTTCATCCGAGTTGTCATCTACAATTATTACATTACAAACAGATAGCACATCATTGTTTTTAAGGTTTGCAACTGTTTTAGCCAAAAGCTCAGACATGTTTTTTGTTGGAATTATAATTGTTGGTTTTTCTTCATCAAAGTCTTTTTCTTTCCACACACAAGAGTAATTTATTTCTAAAACCTCAAACAAACTCTTTCCGCCAAGTGCTTCTTTTTTTAGTTTGATTTCTTTTTGAATTATTTCAAATTTATCTGATATATTATTCCGGAAGTCAAACTCATAAAAGGATTTCATATTCGTCTTCCTCTTGTTTGCCGTTGATCTGCTCGCAAAAACCTTGAAACAACTTCTCATCAGAGAATTTATCTCCAATAATCGTTTTCAATTCCTCTGCTTGAGCTTTCATCTTATCGCTATTTTTAACAGCCTTTCTCAATGCCATCTTATAAGATCCTTGATCTGCAAAAGCCCACATTTGTTCTTTGTCAATAACTCCGGGCCAAACAGCTTGTGACTGGACTGGTCGCATAGAATAATCCACTTCATTAAAGTAGTTGTTTCCATCATGATGAAGGAAATCAAGCTGCCCAGACCAGCCAATCGTTGTAATTGGTAATCCTTCACGAGCTGCTTCAAACATAGGAAGACCAAAACCTTCACCGTGAGCGATGTTAATCATTCCTTTAATCTTTTCATGTTGATATAAACCGGTCATTTGACCAGCAGTAAGGTCTCCATGGAGAAGATAGACAGAACACTTGCGATCTTTATATTCACCAACCAATTGTGACATTCTTTTTTGAAGATGATCCCAATCAATTATTGAGTTTGAAGCGATATTTGTTTTAATAAGCAAACCTACTTCTTGATCTATAAACTCTTCAATAAACCATTTTACCATATTATCAAAGTTTTTACGAGGAGATATTTGAGATACAGCAAGAAAATTAAAATCGTGCTTCAACTCTATCTCTTCAATTGGCTCTGGGTCTGCTCTTGGGGTATTCTCCCATACAACTTCAACGGGTGTTTCTATCTTATATGGATGACTTTCGCCTGTTTGTTGATTTTGTGCTTGAGCCACTGTATCTACCAAAGAAGTTTTTGCATGGTTTGACACAACGAGGACTTTATCCATTTCATTACATTTAGGAAGCCACTGTGGTGAACACATATTGGTCTCAATACCAGCAGTATAGCCTATATTTATTGGTGCTAATTTTTGGAATTCATTGGGGATTGTTACTTGCAGAGAAATATCTGCTTGTATTTGTTTTCTCTGAATGAGAACTTGTGTTAAAGTAATCTTCTCATCCATCCATTGGCGAAACTCAGAGTCTTGCCATACCCAACCAGTGCGTCCCCAAGGGATAGCCATAATAAAGATATCAAATAAATCTTCTCGGGATCTCAATGCTCTCAGAGCAAATCGTGCTTGCTCTCCATATCCTGATTGTGACAGAACAGGTGCTCTTACTAAAATTTTCTTTTTCACGCTACCTCCATAAAACGAATTCCTTTATAGTTTGACCTTGTTTCCCAAGATCCACCTTCTTCAACAACTTGATCAATAAATTCAACCCACGTAGAATTGAAGTTTTCAAAGTTATAATTGTCTTCAACGTGCTTGCGCCCTAACATACCCATCTTACGTCTTTCAGAAGCAGGAATGTTGTAAATCTTTGACAATGCCGAATGGAATTGAGCTTTGTCAACACGGTCTTCATAAATATAAGGAACATCTTGAGACCCGATAACAGACTTTGAGGAGGGGAGGAGGGGGATGCCAAACCAATCTTTTCCGTTGGTCACTTGCTCCTGCAATCCACCGGTCATAGTAACTACAATAGGTGTTCCGCAGGACAGTGATTCCAAAGTTGCAAGGCCGAAACCTTCCGCATCTGAAATATTAATAGTACAGTCAGCCATGTTGTACATAGCCGCTAAATGTTCTGGGGGGATCTTATTGATTGACAAAAGTACTTGTCTGTTATCGAGCCCAAGATGTTCGATAATGTGATTGAGGTCTTGACCGTGAGGATCTTTTGGATCTGTATGCATAATAAGTTGTGCCTTATCGTGAAGGTTGTTCTTATCAAGCCATTCTTTGAACCAGTAAATTAAAGTTCCAGATTGTTTTCTTCTAGCGTTTCTGTTATTCCAGAAGAAAATAACCTTGTCTTGGTCAGACTCAGGGAGCGAATCTTTTCTAAGTTTTTCAATACTTTCTGGAGTTAATGGCTTAAAAACCTCTCCATCTACAGCGTGTGGAATATATTTTCTTTTCACTTCCGGTGCTGCTTTGGCTACAATGTCATCAGTTACCTTAGAGATTGTTGCAATTGCGTCGTTAGAAATATAATACTTTCTATTAAACATTGGTACAGGATAATTGTCCCATACATGATAATATACCATTGAGCAAAGAGGACGCACTTCGTTCTCAATTTGCCATAACCAACCCCAAAAACGGGGATCAGTCATAAACCACAAAACGTCCGGCTTCTCTGTACGGAGAACCGAACGAATCATTTCAGGTGTTCCGTAACCATCTACGGGAATAATTTTCCAATCTTGACCCCATGGATCAACTGCTATAGGGTTGTAGTCATTGTGCTTCATCGCCCCACCAAAGGAGATGATAGAATACCGTCCGGTGTTCAGAAGTGCTTCGCAAACATATTTTGTTTGAGTTCCGACACCGGACGGGGACAGGGGATGGTCCGATAATGTTAAAATTTTTATTTTCTTAGTCAAGTTTTACCTCTTTGTTTTTCTTATGTATGTAATATAACACACTCAAGTTAACTTGTCAAGTAAAAAAGCAAACTTTTTTTTATTTTTATTTACAATGCTCTGTTTTGTAGAATTCACACTTTGAACAAGATCTTCTATCTTTAACGTGATGTTGCTTAGAAATGTGGATTAAAGCATTTGTAAGGAGCTTTGTTGCGTTCTCTGTTTTACGAGGGCCAGAGGTTACACGAAAAATTTCAACATTATTCTTTTTTGCTGTTCTCTTAAGGAGAGCAAAGTGTGTTTCAACCAAACTTGGATCAACTTCATATTTCTCACACCAGAATTTCTTATATAGAGTGAGTTGATAAGTAATGAACTTGTCTGCTTTCTTTTTAGCATCCCAACCCCATGAACAGGTCTTCCAATCAATGATGTGAAACTTCCCGTCATTTGTCCTAATTACGAGATCTATGAAGCCTTTAAACTTGTAGGGCACCTCTCCTTCCTTAATGTCTTCGTAAAGCTGTTCTTCAACAGAAAACACCTCATAATCGCCAAAGACTTTAGTAAGCTGAGGCATGATCTGAGGAGTGATAAGTTGTGCTTGATCTCGCATCTCGGTTATGAGCTTATCCTCTTCCATTCCGATGGAAGCCAATTCTTTCTCAAAGGAAAGATTAAAGAAATCTTCCGGGTCATCAACTTTGTCAAAAACAAGGTTCTCGCATAAAAAATGAAGCGCTTTTCCAAACGCTGTAAATTGATTTCCTACGAATTTTTTAACTCTGTCTTGATAAGAGAGTTTTCTTTTAAAAGGGCATTCGGCCCAAGTCTTAAGTTCTGAGTATGATATATGCTTCATTATTCCTCCAGTTTGTGTAAAGCTTCTAATTTATTGTAAAGAACAGGACAAGTTTGCTTAAGTTCTTTTTTATTGTCCATTGCATACTCTTCAAATCCACGAGCAAAGTACTCACGGACAGAAGTTGCAGCATAAGGCGATGGGAATAGTCCTCCAACAAAGTGCCACATCGCGTCATAGGTTACGTCCTTATAAAGATAGTCATCAATTTTTTGGACGTATTCTGTTTTGTATTGCATTTCTTCAGGTGGCTCATAATCATTTGCTAGCAAATCAGCATAAAGTCTTTTTCTTTTTCCTAGGAATTCTCTGACAACTGCTCCGTCATCATAAATGCCGTGACCATAAAGGTCTTCAACCGAATGTGCGATCTCGTGAATGATATCATCTATGAGATCTTTATCGTTGTCTTGATCATTAGTCAAGTAGATTGCTCCATCTGAATATATGGCGTTTGCTTCTTTATCTTCTAGGTGTTTAAATTTTCCAACATAGATCATATCAACGCCACGTAACAGATTAACAGGAACCCTGCTCTTAATATATTTAAGAACAAAATCCATGTTGATATGCTCGGGCATCTGATCTTTGATGAAAATTTCTATATCGTGCAAACTATATGTATCCTTTAAACTTTTTGATTTATTCATTGATTCATTTAACCATTTCATTGTTATCTCCATTTATACTTATAATATAACAGATAACATCTCAAATGTCAAATAAAAAGAAGTAATTAGTTTATAAAACGTTTGCCGCCAGAGTCGCTATTTTAGACCTTTCACCTTTCTTAAACGTGATATGACCAGCTAGTTCAGCATGCTTAAATTTTTCAATTGCATATGTCAATCCGTTAGAGGTTTCGTTTGTGTAAATATTGTCAATCTGCTCAATGTCTCCGGTCAAAATAATTTTTGTTCCGTCTCCAACTCTTGTTAGAATTGTCTTAACTTCGTGAGCAGTAAGGTTCTGTGCTTCATCAATAATAATGAAAGCATTTGAAATTGAGCGACCTCTAATATAAGTGAGAGCTTCAATCTCAATCTGTCCTTTCTCAAAGTAAGATTTAATTTGTGCTTTGTTTCCAAGAATGAATTCAAGGTTGTCTTGAATCGGCATAAGCCAAGGGCCCATCTTCTCTTCCATTGTTCCCGGAAGGAATCCGATGTCTTTTCCCATTGGTTGAACAGGACGAGACACAACAATTTTTTTATATTTTCTCTCGGCGAATCCAAGAGTTTGTTCAAGACCTGCGGCAATTGCCATCAAAGTTTTACCTGATCCTGCTTTTCCGATAAGAGACACAAGCGGGATGTCATCGTCAAACAGTAAATCATAGGCAAATGTCTGTTCTTTGTTACGAGGAACGACGCCCCAAGACTTTGAGTAGTCCTTAACGTTGATTCGTTTTAGGGGACGCTTAAACTCTGAGAATCTGCAAATAGCGGACTTCTTTGGGTTACTGGATGAGATGAGAAGAAGAAACTGATGTGGATAAAGTCTTTGCTTTATCAAAGATTCTTCAAGGAACATATCCTCGCCTTCATAGAATCTCTCAATGAATTCATCATCAACAAGAATCTCGGCATAACCTTCATAAACTTTGTCTTTGTTCTCAATAACAGAATTGGTTTCATAATCTTCTGCTGTTAGTCCAAGAGAATCGGCGATAACTCGCATGTTGATGTCACGAGACACAACGATAACTTTTCTTTTTTCGTTTATTTTGTTCTCATAAAGAGCAACGGAAAGAATTTGATGATCGGGAATACGAGGATCAAGATCCATTGGAAGCTCGGAAGATGCTTTCGCAACCCTGAGAAGCCCCATGCCTTTGCCTAAACGGATGCCTTTTGCAAGAGATCCTTTCACGCGGAGTCCGTCAAGATGTTTGATAATGAGACGAGCATTGAATCCAACGGAATCTTGTCTCTTCTTGTGTCCATCAACTTCTTCTAGAACTTTCATTGGAATAAGAATATCATTATTCTTAAAACGATACAATGCATTTGCGTCGCTAAGGAACACGCTTGTATCAATCACATATGTTTTTTTGGCCATTTTTAATCCTTTTTAAAATGTCGTCTTGCAATTTCTTGTAGTCCATAAGCATCTGGATCTATCTCTTCTTCCTCTTCTGGAGCATCTACTAGAAATTCTTCTTCTGGGAACATACCGGGTTGGTCGGGAGCTAGCTTTGCTGCTGTTACCTTACCAATGAGTTCGCCGAACTTTTTATTTTGAGC